CTCCCCCACCACCATAAACAGTCAAGGCCACACCAAAAGAGCCGATAGATGGGGTTGCACCTGCATCCTCAGCCCTCGTGGTGGTCGCTGAGGCCCGCAGATAGTTGCCTACTGCCACATTGCCCTGCACCAGCACAACCGACTGGTAACCGACGTGGCGCACCTTCCCATCCGCCCCCACCCCGATGGCATCCTCATCGAGGACACCAATCACATCCAGGTCATCGACGATGTTGGTCACGCCGAATGTGCGATCACCGTTCCAGATAACAACCGTGCCTTGATCTCGCTGCGCCCCGCTCTGGTTCTCCCACCGGGAGACAGCACCCACCGAGGGAGCTGCGACCGTGGGGATGATTGGGATAGAAGTGCCCTTGATGGTTGTGCCCGCTGAGACAGCCTCTTTCCACGTCCTGAGCGCCCGTATCCAGCGGTCATGAAGGACGAGGAGGTCTTCTAGCTTCTGGAGTTCAGCGGGCATCCTAGAATGATGGGATCAACGCGATCCCCTCCCAGTGCATGTTACTTGGGTTCACCCAAGGAAGATCACCAGTAAACTCCTCCCAAGTGTCCCCACCATTTGTGGCATTCTGCAAGCGCAGGACTCGATTCGTTCCTGGTGTCCCTCGATCCCCATTCTGGACATAGAACGCATCGTGTGCTGAGTCATAGACCGCATCCCAGTTGTTCCCATAGACAGGATTGGGCGGCTCGGACAGGACCCGCGCGGTCCATGTGTTCCCTGCGTTCACCGATTCCATGACGGCAAACATCCCGGCAACGCCTGAGGACACTGGCACCCGGAGACCAACGAGATGCACGCCATTCGCTAGCCACTGACCCTGGCGGAAGAGCAGCATAGAATCTTCATTGGCAAGTGTCTCGGTGTAACGGAGTTGCCACGTAAGCCCATAGTTATCCGACGTGTAGATTTTGAACCAGTCGGAAGTAAACTCACGATTCACAATCACCAGACGGCCATTCGGCAGCATCATGTGTCGGCTTGCTTGACCGTTTTCTGTGTGGGCGAAGTTGTTACCACTAGCAACAGTGGGAGCATTGGTTGTCCATGATGCGCCACGATCAGCAGTATAGTGAATGACTACCCGATTATCACTTATTACCCCAGACACACAGGCAGACACCAAAGCGATGACTGCTTGATTTGTTGGATGCGCCAATAGAGCTATACAAAATTGGTTTGTCCCTGCCGAGGTTAATGTGGTACTAAGAGTCCAGTTGTCACCATCATCATCGGAATACCAGACCTCGCAGCGGATAGGATGAGTATTATTCGTCCCCCGCTGTCTCGCAGCCCAAAGCCTACCACCGGCATCTCGGACTATGCGCGAAAAGTGGTTTATTTCGTCACCTGAAGAGCTGCGATCTGTGATGCAAGTCTCATCACCAACTGCGATAGAGTCCCATGTCGCACCACCATCTTGACTCCTAGCCATCTGCCGGTTGCATTCAGGCGAATCAGGACGTGGGAAACCGGGAATGTTGGCTACAAACCATAGAAGAGGGGTCAGGCAGTGGGGCCGAGGACGGACATTGGTCACATTGGCTGGCAGGGCTACGTCCAGCCACTCAGAGTAATCAGACTCAGGGTAAGAGATGTCCCAGGTGGTAGCGCCGCCTACGTCGTGAACAATGGCGATCGGCAATGCTTCCCACAGATGTGGCGGCGGTCCCCCTCCGCTCCCTTGTCCCTCGAAGGCCACCATGTAGCCCCTGGCCCCGGCAGGCGCAGCGGGGAAGCCAGCAGCCGGTCGCAGCAGCTCAACTGGGTTAGTCTCGAAGCGATCCCACGTCTTGTAGAGGAAACCGTCAACAGCGCCCGCTCCATCAAGGGCGGCCACGATGTAACAGCCCGCCATGCCACCGATGAGGTTGCCGATCCAGACGCCGTGCTCTGCCTCGTAGCCTGCACCCAGCTGGCCGGGGGCAACCGTGGCCGTCATGATGCCCGTTACCGGATCAACGTCGCCTCGGTAGTTGATGTTGTCATTGAAGGCGAAGCAGAAGAGGCCAAACTCCAGATCAGGCGCGATCCAGCGACCATGCGGCTTAGCAGGGCAATCCACGCAACGCGACCACTCTGCGCCGTCGGCCGAGAGGATGTCCCAGGTGTAGTAGACAGCAGGCGTGTGGCTGTCACTGTCGAGAATGATGGCCAGCTCGTCCGCCTCGCGGGAGGCAGCCTCGCGGACGTAGATGTCGGCGGGAGCAGGGGGAGTACCGCTGGCTGTTGGAGAGCAGAGAAAACCCTGCCCCATATTCTCTAGGCCGAACTCGGTGGCAATGTCGTCGGTGATATCCAGCCAACCCTCGGTTACGTTCCAGGTCTTTACTACGGCTCCTGGTGCAAGAGGAGTAGAGGACCTGCCGACATAGAGCCTGTCTGCGTAGTTGTCATAGGCCAGAGCATAGCCGCTAGCGCCAAAGCCGACATCCGCAAGCAATCCCATCCACGTCGCATTCCACGTCCAGCCATTGTCAGTAGACCTTGCGATGTAACCAAAGGGTGTAGCTGCTACATACCGGAGTAGGAAGTATTCGGATACAGAAGTGCCACGCACTATCTGGGCGAAGTTCACAGCCGTATCAGCAATGGTGAGCTGCACGGTCCAGGTCACGCCAAAATCGTCGCTGATGCGGACCATACTGGTGGTATTGTTGTTAGTGGCCATCAACCTGTCGCTGTCGCCCCAGATGAGCTGATTCCACCATGTGTTTGAGGCAAGGTAGTACCAGCCGCAGTCCACTTCTGTCCATGCACCGCCGCCATTCACGGTGTAGCCCAACCTGGCGTTAAATGGAGTCGAATAGTAGCGGCAGATGAAGGCTATCTTCAGCGGGTCAGTGGGATGGCACGCAATGCTTACCGGGAAGTAGTTGGTGAGCGATAACTCATAGACCTGTGTCCAGGTCAGCCCATCATTGATGGACTTGTAGACCCTCGGCTTGCCTAGACTGAGCGTCCAGTGGCCCCAGACAGCCCAGAGTGTGCCGTCGGCAGCTCTGTCGAAGTCGATGATCCCTATCTGGCCCGCCACATCACCAGCAAAGACTTCTGTCCATGTGACGCCATCATCTGGAGAACGCTGGAGGCTACCTGAAATCTTGCCAAGGTTGCCACCCACCGAACAGTTGAGCCTGAAGAGCGTCCCGTTCAAGTTCTTGATCCAGCAATACCGGCCAGAAGCGGGAGCCGTAGCACTTTGCTCTACCCAGTCGCCGGGGTCATGACGCAGGAACTCATAATCGGCTGAAAATGACTGAGCACCTACCACTCCTACCGGGGCAAATCCTCCGCTACCGCCCAGGTCTGCCGCCAGTTCTCCGCCTATCACCGCCTTCGCCCAGGCATGGCTCCGTGTTGGGTCGAAGGCTATCAGTGGGCCAGGTGCCACACCCTCGCCGCCGAACACCCAGACGCCATCAGGCGCAGGTGTAGCGATGCGACTCAGGCGGATGTCAGGCAGGTCGAAGACAAGCCGCAGGTCATCGTAAAGTACCCAGTTATCGCCATCGTCCTGGGAGCGGTACAGTCGCCCGTCCCTAGTGATCGCCCAAGCATCCGGCGGGAAGTTGGTGTCGGGCCAGATATGCTCAATGGGTGAGCCGACAGCGGCCATGACCAGGGTCGGGGCTGTGGCGCAGTAGTCGGTCGTCTTGTAGATGGCCCCCGCCCTTGTACCACCCCAACTTACGCCGAAAGTCACGCCATCGGTGACGATCTTCAGCCCAGCGCTGATGAATACCGGCGGATCGCCTCCAGGATCAGCCGCATCGTTCCAAGTCTGTCCACCATCAGGTGAGCCCGAGAGCCATTGATCGAAGGCAGCGATGAGGGCCGGGATGTAGAGGTCCTCGGAACCAGGCTCAACCGGGATGGTCAGAGTGATGTCGTCCGAGCAACCGTCGGAGTCGGTAACGGTGAGCGTGACCTCCCAGGGCGTGACCAGCGTTGCGGGATCGGCCCGAACGGTGACGACAGGATCGGTGCCAGTGACGATAGGCGGTGCCTGGTTGTCGGTCCACGAGTAGGTGAGTGCGCCGCCGTCGGGGTCAACGCTGCCTCGCCCATCGAAAGTGACGACGAGCCAGAGCCGGTCGCCCATGACTTCCAGATCACCCACGTGGCTGAAAAGTGCCATCGGGCAGATGGTGACGTGGCTCCCAGCCTCAACACCCCCATAGAGATCAAGACTGGTCGCGAAGTCCCGTTCATCCAGGGTCGTGCGATAGCCCTCGGTGAACCAGCGGCCCGTGACCCGCGAGTAGCCAGGGTCCTCGATGCCCACCGTTCCACGGAGGAAGACTTGGGGATCGCCATCGACGATAGGTCCGATGTGTTCAAGGAGCCGGTTCTTGGTGGTGACGAGGCGCGCTGCTACTGCCCCAGCCTTGACGGCTGTGTCGATAAGCTCGTTGGGGAACTTCATGTCGTTGTAGGCCTGGGAGCCGTCAGGGGCCAGGACCCAGGGACTAGGCGCTAGAGCCTCACCCTTGATTTCAATGCTGTCCTCGCTGCCATCGGCATTGGTCTGGGTGTAGGTACAGCCGGTGACAAACGCCTGGTTTTTGACCTCTCTGATCTGCTGGTCAACCTTGACCGAGCGCAACCGTGGGCGTTGTGGCGCGGCTATCCCGGCTGGGTAGCCCTCAGCGATGCCTGTGAGTTCCATACCGAAGTAGGTGCGCCAGGCATTCAGGGCCGGTATCTGGTCGCAGACCTCTACCCGGACTGTGCCGTCGGGCATCTCATACCAGCGCCCACCATCAACCTCTGCCACCTTGCTAATGGCCTCGCCGTAGGTCTGGAACTCCAGCGTCTGCTCACAGACCGTGCCGATGGTCCAAGCAAGCAGATTGACCTCGAAGTTAGCGATGCCCGCCTGGGTAAGCAAGGCAGCGACAGCAACCGAGGCATCGACGCTGCTGAAGGTGTAGATGACCTTGTGCCAGTGGAAGTCGAGAGGCCAAGACTTGCCAACACACTCGATGCTGCAGCCACGCTCATCCGGATTGACGTGCATCACCTTGCCAGTGAACACGCGCTGCATAACGTTGTTGAAACCAGCCTCGATGTAAACATCGGCGAAATAGGCGATGGAAGCCGAGGGGGGATTCTTCAGGCGGATGCTGGCCGAGGGGACCTGCCCGATGGCAAAGTTCCAAGAGACAGATTGCACACCTGCCACTTGAGAGCCAGCGATGACCACCCGGTGACTAGCCCGCTTGGCATCTACTTCCTCGTAATATTCGGTAAGTGTCGGCACATCACTGACTCACGAATTCCAGCCTTGTCCGTATCTTGCGCCTGGTCTGCCCATCCTCACAAAGCACAGCCACCCATCCCGCTTGAGTAACCTTGGCTAGATAGGATGAGCGGCTGTCGGGCGTGGGCCGTGCCCAGTCCACGAAGGTCCCGGTTGTGTTGACCAAGGCCTCCAAAGAGGCATAGCGAGCAGGAGTCAAGTAACACTCAAAGGAGCGTTCAGCGGAGCCAATGGCCAGGGCTACAATGTCGTCGGTGGCCGAGCCAAGGGGTCTGCTGCGATTGATACTGGGACTCCGATTCCAACCACCATCTGTCCCGTGGATCGGCCATTCTTCACGCTGGAAGAGGAAAGCACCGAAGCCAGCGAAGGGGTACGACATCAGCCTATCCCCGATCCTAGGGAGTTGCCGCCCTTGAAACTATCAGTCCTAGCTCGATTGAGCGCCGAATCTAGTTCTGCATGAGCCACCTGTCTCACTATGTTCCAATCAGTTCCCATTGGTAGATTGATGGTCAAGGGCATGTTGAGGGCTAACTTGCTCGGTGGGATGACCATCTCCCCACCATGGGCGATTATCATTCGTGGCTGGCCAACGGCCCCAGGCACGATGCCCCCCATTTGCATCGATGGCGCATAGACCCACTGGCCATTCACAAAGGACCAGCCACTCCCAGTAGGCCCTGTAGGGATTGCCGAAGGCATTCCCACAATAGTTTGAAGAAGAGCAATATCCTTGAGCTGACTGTAGATGCGAGCGTACACATCCGAGATGTCTTGATTCACCCCCAACCAGGTCAAGGCAGCAGTTATGTTTGTCACTTGCTCCGATGTGATCTGTGGAATCTTGGCAATGAGTCCAGCCACTAAGTAGTTGATCTCCCCCTGGGTCAGAAGACTCTGGTCAAGGGCTGCAGCCTGTGCCCGTGTGAGGTCGTTGACCAGCCGCCGTCTCTCCTGCTGGTCTTCAATGGCAGTTATTTGGTCTTGAAGTGCTTGTGCTTCTCGCTCAGCCGGACTAAGTCCAGCTTCAACTTTCTCAATTTGGCCCTGCAGTTTCTTCTCCAGGAGCTCATTGCCCTTGCCCTGGATTTGGTTTAGGCGGTCTTGGAGGTCAGCGATCTGCTGCTCGCGAGCTAACTTGCCTTGTTCTGCAACAGCCTCCTGATCGTAGAGCAGCAGCCGCAACTCCGCTAGCCGAATATCCTCCTGCACACTCTCTCTCGTAGGCAAATTGAGGAGTCGATCAAGGGCCGAAGTGTAGGTGTCAACATTGCCTGCAAGCTCGGCGAAGAGGCCCGCTATCTCCTGCAACGGATCAATCAAGTCCTCGGTGGCTTCAGCAGCACTTCCTGCTGCATCCGACGCCTGGCTACCAAAGTTTACGTACTTATCCATAAGGTCTTCGATATCAAGACCGACCCGTGGTGCAGCAGTACGGATTTCATGCAGACCCTGCAAGATGCGGTCAACAGTTGTGACACCGCGCTTAGTACCTGTCTCGGACATTACAAATGCTACGGGCACCGAGACCCCAGCCGTCAAATACGACATGAACTCCAGAACTTGCCGGACGCTCATGCGGTCCAGATAGGGAAGAATCTCAACGACTGTCTCTGCAGGTAGAGCCTTGATGGTCTTTATGATCTCTTCTATCTTGGCTGCTGCATCATTGCCGAAGGCTTTCCGAAGCCGTTCCCCAAGGACTTTGAGACGGATTTCTGTCTCGTCACTCACTCGTTTCAGGAGGCCTATCCTGGTATTGAGCGTGTCTAGCTCCCCTTGGTCCTCGAAGGCCTCTCCGAGCGCCTCCTTGAGCGCCTCCAGTTCATTGACCCTGCGCTGAAGTTCTAACTGTTCTAGGTTGTCTACCAACAAGGGCAGGACAACGCTGCTGAGTTCAGAGATAGCCGCATCAGTCCCGGATATCTGAGTTGCAACTTCTCCTGCAGATTTGCCCACACCCACCAGAGCGTCGGCCACCTTGGGAGCATCCTTTACGATGCCACCAAACTCCTCATGCATGCGAGTAGTTGCGGCTGTCACAGCATCAGTGCTCTTGGCGAGATCGATCTCGGCCCTCTGCAGTTTGCTGAACGCATCTTTCACATAAGGCGTAATACCGGGGACCTCCGTCATGACACGAGACAGTTCCAGGAAAGTGGGATTGAGGGCCAGGATGCTCTTGGCTAGGTTCTTGTAGGCGTTCTCCTGTGCCTCTGTCGCTGCCCACACAGGACCGCTTATGTTTATGATCTCAGCTTGGATGTTGGCCGCATCTTTTGCCTTCTGTGTCCAGACAGCCAAAGCCCGCGAATGGGCCTCAGTGGCAGAGAGACCGGACCGCATAGCGGTGTCAACAAAGGCCAAGGAGTCACCATACGACTTAACCATCGCCGCAGCATTCTTCGCATCACTCTGTGTGCCACGAAGCCATGAGAGCATCCCACTGCCGGTGAGTCTCTTCACAATTTGATCTACCGCAATAAGAGCGATGACGAGTAACCCTATCTGGCCTTGCGTCGTTGAAAAGACCGCTCCTAGCCCTGCCACAGCACCCCTAAGATAACTAGTGGTGCCAAGAGACACCATCATCGCTCTCTCTAAGGCAATCCACTGACTGATAAAAGCTGCTATTTGAACTGCAGCGAATGCTGCTGCTAATGCCACCAATCCTGCTACAACGACAGGAAGAGAGGAGGCAAGAGGAGCGACGACCCCCACTCCCTTGGCCATCATACCGAAGAATGTATCCATGGCCCCGATGGTCTTGTTGGCAGCACCAACTATCTTGGCCTGGTTTTCCTCTATCAGCCCAATCACAGTCCCAAGACCGGCCTTGTACTTCGACACGAAGGGCTGCATCATCGCCGCCAGCATCAGGTTGAAGTTGTCACTCAAGGTGGATTGCAGACCGCCGATGGTGGTGGACTGCTTCACCATCAGGCCTTCAAAGCGCCCCAGCTCCTCAGACAAGGCAGCAAAGATTTCGTCGGCACTTGCGCCGGACTTCGTCATCTCCTCCATCTTGTTGCGGGCCACTCCAGAGAGAAGCCCCAACTCCTGGAGGCGCATAGCTGCCTCACCAAAGGGCCTACCTGACTGGATGGCGGTGTAGGCCCGGCCTACCCAGAAGGCGATTTCCTCGATGCCAACGCTCACACCGGCTGCCGCATCGCCCACCATCTTCAGGTTCTTCATTGAGAACAGGCCGAAGGTCTCCATGAGGCGAGCAGCCTTCGATATGCCTGCAAGCTCGAATGGGGTTTCGGCGGCAAACTTAGCTAGTTCTTCAATACGCTTCTGAGCCGCATCCGCGGAGCCGAGCAGGGTCTCGAAGCCCAGCTTCATTTGCTCCATCTGGTCGGCTGTGCGGAGCCCCTTGAGCCCAAAGCCCACCGCCGCAGCGCCAACGGCAGCGAAGCTAGCAGCAGCCGCAACTGCCCCAACCTTGAGTTTTGTCCCAAGGCTAGTTCCCAGGTTGGCCGTAGCTGTGTCCATCTGCTTAATGCCAGACAGATAAGGCTGCAAGCCATCAATAGTCGCCTGGACGCCGATTTTCTCTAGCTGGGCCACTTAGCGCCTCTTGCTCCGCCTCTCTGCATCCTCGTACACCGCTTCGTCTTTGTGCATGTCTATCAGCTTCGCCAACCGGAAGTAGGCCACACTATCAACCTGCTCACGGCGCTTGAGCTGCTCCCAAGCCACCCAGGTGTAGCCGTTGAACCTAGCCGCCTCTCTTTCTTCCACTTCGGGCACGAGCCCGGCGCAGTGCGCGTGGTAGGTTATCCCCGTCTTCACCGCCCGCCGGAGCTGGGCTTCCGTTATCGGCTCCTCCTCTCGCTCGACTGCGAAAGGAAGTAATAGCGTTCATCACCTCCTGCTCAGTGATGCCAGCTAACTGTATGGGGAGCGTTAGGAGATCGAGCTGGTCCTTCTCTGTCCTGGCTGCATAGGTCTCCAGCCAGGCAATATAGCGTAAGTAAGGATTCTCCAATTCCTCTTCGCTGATGATCCCGAGGTACAGAGGGACTTCAGGCCACCCTTGCCCCTGTGGCCCCTCTGCACCATCGGGTATCATCGCAGGTTCTGTGCCCATCAGATAGACAACCTTCTGGACAGCCAGAGCCTGCTGAGCTGTCCACTCATCAACAGCCCGGAGATAATCCGGATCATCGGGATTCTCCTCTTCCCGATCCTTGTCCGGCACAAAGAACTTCGGAGGCACCGGCCTGGGCACCTTGGAGGCAGCACGCCTGATAACGGCTTGTGGCACGGGCTTGAGCTTGAGGGTGATGCCTGTACTCAAGGTCAGCTCCCTGGGAGGTAGCTCCCAGCCCTGTTCCTCAGCCGCTACTTCGGCGGCTGCCTCCTTGGCTGCCATCACATCACCCATAGTGATGTCTCTGTCCACTTGTCCGCCCTTTCTGGACTACTAGGCCGAAGCCTTCACCAAGATGCCATCGATGGCATCGTCCGCTAGCCCACCACCATAGACCAGGTTCACGTCCTCCTCGCAGGCAGCGAGGGCATTGATCCGGTCGTTGGCAGGCATCGTACCTGTCTCCTCTGGCAGCACGTACCAGGTGTAGCCACCGTCGATGGTCCGCAGGATGCGACCCGCCGGGGTAGCTGTGTCGTGCGCCATGTAGCCTACGCTGTTGGTTGCGAAGCTGATCTCCCGGACTTGTCCTGCACCAGAGCCTGGGAAGGCTTTGGCAGTCCAGTTGACTCCGCCATCAACTGTGTAGTAAAGTTCGCCGCCAGCAGTTCCCACAAACCACTCCAGACGGCTCTTCATCCACACGCAGTTGAGGACCACTGCCGGAGCCGGGCCAGTGATGGCCGACCAGGTTGCTCCTCCATTAGCAGTGACTACAACAGCGTTGGCAGCCCCAACAGCCACACCATTCAGCTCATTTATGAAGTGGACGTCGTTCAGATTCTCGATCGTTGCCACCCCAGCATTCTGCACCACAACCCCAGTCGTCGGGTCACTGGTGAAGTAGATGTACCCACCATCACCGACGATCCAGGTCATGATAGAGTTGACGCTGAAGATGGCGTTGGGGGACCCAGCGCCGACAAAACCTGTGCCCACCCGTGCCCAGGTCTCGGCAGCATTGAGGATGTCCGCCAGCTCGGCATAATGCAGAGCATCATCCATGTTGCTAATTACCACCAGATGGATGCCTACACAAGCCATATCGGATGGGTCCCGGTTGGCAGGAAGGGTGGTGATGTTGGTGTCCCCAAGAGTCATGCCAGCATCCGGCGAGTAGATCACCTCGGCCGGGAGACCAGGTGAGCCACCAGCCGACAAGGTGAGTGCAAAGACCTTTTGGCAACCATCGCTGGCTATACCACAAGCCCCACAACTCGCCGAGTCACAGATGACGACAGCGATAATCTCTTGGGCAATCTCAGTCTCCCCCAATTCTGCTGGGATGAGACGAGCGATCTCGAACCAGTTGTCACCTGACCAGGGCACCGTCTCCAGGGAGACAGCATTCTGGTCGTCACTGAGAGCGCCCAGATCACTAGTGCCGTAGTCCGTAGCCCTGGCATTCTCCAGGACATAGACCTTCTCCCAGCCTTTGTTGAAGTTGGTCGGCTCTTTGCAGGCCCCGGCGTGAAGCTGCAGGTCCACAGGACACCCTTTGCGGACCAGCTTCAGCACATCCGAGAGGTCCCGTGTGAGCCGGAACTCTGTAGTCAGGGAAGGCAGCCCCTGCTGGCCAATTAAGGTATCGACCGTCAGGAACTTCTCGGATTCGTCAGGTGACGGTGCCCTTATAGGAGTTACATCACCTTGGGGCCAGGTCAGGCCTGTTGCGCGTCCTCGCCCTTGGTAGGTTGGGACGTGTGACGGCCCGGCCCGGTCTGCTATGATCCAGATGCGGGTCTGACTTGTCTTCTGAAGAGACGGGTCGTTTCCCATTCCTTCCTCCAGCTCCCTCTGCCTCCAGGTAGAGAGCGACTATCCGCCCCTTGTCAACCTTGAGAGCGGCCATCAAGGCACCCATCACATCGACCGGCCTGGCCCGCACATCCTTGAAGCTGAAAAGGCTCCGGTCGAAGAGCTGGTTATGGAGCCGGGCCTCTATCTCCTCTGGCAGTCCTAAGGACTCCAGGGAGGGTGGCCCGGCAGGTATGCCCATGCTGGCCTCAGCGTCCGGCACTCCATCCGGAAGCAGTACTTTCCATCGACGCCCCCTTTCATCAGTGTACCTTGACTCATGCACAGATGGCCTCCCCTAGACTCTCTTGCTTGACCCGTTTCCAGGCCATAACAGCCCCTCTCGTAGTGCCCAGAGGGTTAGCGAGGTCCTCAGGGCTCAGAGAGTAGCTTGCAAGCTCAGTTGCTCCACTGCTGAAGGCAAGGTCTGTCCGGTACTGCTCTATCTTGCCTGCCACGTTGCTGCAATCGCAGACTGGGCGGTCAAGGAGCGAGGCTGCATAAGCAGCAACGATGCGCTCCCAAGCTGGGTCCATAGACCAGTCGGGACAGGCCAGGTCATTGCGCCGGAGACCAGCCTTGTAGTACAGCCTCACGATATCTGGCTGTCGCCCCACCGCCCATGCAGCCGAGTCGAGGGTCGCAGCCGCTGCATCCCAGGTGGCTGGGGAGTAAGTGATGAGTGACCGTCTGGCATCACGCACATTCAGACAACCCGCCTGGGCGCTGTATTGGCAAACCTGGCAGGTAGCATCGCCGCAGCCACAAGTGCCTGGTAGGTGTTCCCACAAGAAAGACGCTTGCGTCTGTGGGTCATTCCACTTTCGATAGACATCGACCTCGTCGAGGAAGCTGGCATCGTCGAGGCCATCAACTGCTGCCGGGACCAAGGCCTCCTGCAAGGCTTCCAGGACGCACAACTCCCGGCGGAAGGTGATGGTGGCCACACCCCCAGCAATTGAGACATTGATGGGCTTGATCTCCCACTCGTCGGCTCCAGCCTTGCCTGGGTAGTAGACACCGATCTCACACTCGTCGGTGATTGTGGTAGCCACCGAGATTGTTCCTGTCTCATCGTAGCTGTCCCCATCAACATCGCTCCAGGCAATGGCTGCTAGAGCACCGATGAGTGTCTTGGCCTTGACACCGCCTGAGATGAAGTGTCCCCAATTAACCTGTACACCAGCAGCGTAGCCTCGGATGTCGGTCCCGTAGTAGTTGACGTTCTCAGGCTGCCGGGGCCTAGCTGTCGGCTTCCACTCATCTACCTCCCAGGCCGGAGCCAGGCGGAAACCCAGCAGCCGTTCGATGTCGTCCTCGGCCTGCCTGATGGCTTGGGCCAGGTCCTCACGGCTCACCTGGTCTGCGGATTGCCAAGCATGCTGGTGCCAAAGGTGATTGCATGAATAGCCCAGTGGCTCCCCATTGACCAGTATCTGTACTTGGTTGATATGCAGAGGGTGGATGCCCAGTAGGTGCGCCCAGCGGTCGATAGAGAGCTTTGTCAATGTGCTAGCCCTGGCCATAATGAGCACCCTTAAACCGCCGCCAGTCTGTCATCGAGTTAGGCCCCTCAACAACTAATCCACTTGTCGAGCCACACCAACGACAGCGGTAATGGCGCAACTCGTACCCATCTTCATACTTCTCTAACGTGACAGGTCGCTGCTTGTGTAGGTAGATGAATTGACACAGACTAATTGGTAGAGCCACGGTTCCACCTCTCTGCTCCGATAGCTATAGTCGAGGCGGCCAGCAGCATCACCGGCTCCCAGCGCCACTGCCAAATACCCCACAAGAGGAAAACCGCCCAGATGCTGGCGCACCAGACGCAGGACAAAAGGCCAGCGGCCAGATTATCTGGCCAGGTCGTTGGGTTACCCTCGGCATCATGCTCAATACCAAACAGCGACCGCAAGCGGACAAAGACCCTCATCGGGCCGACCTCACTACACAAGAGGGAAGCCAGACGCCACGAAGCTAGGCCTACAGCCACCAATTCAAGCCACAACATCTCGTCTTGGTGGCCCAGCAGCTATCAGCTCTGGGCCTTCTTTCTTCTCGCCACCGTTCTTGTGCTGGGTGCTAGGCAGATCAAGGACCCGGAAGTCCCGACGACCCTCAAACATCTTTGCATCTTCCCGCAGGACATATTTCAACCGTCCAGCAGTAGTGCCATCGAAGCGGTAGGTTGTGCCGGTGGGGGCTCTGAAACTGCGCCCACCTTGAGCAGCACCAGTGTACTCGACCACCACCACATCCTGATTGGTGGCAGCCTCTGTTTTCCTCATAGGAGGGGGAGCCGAAGGTGCCATTCTAGCTCCACCCTGCCTGCATCCTCCACAAGCCATCAGCTCCCTCCTTTTCTCCCCATCCTCCCAAAGCCCCGGCCACTGTGCCATCATAATGGCTCTGGTCTCTTCCTTCCGAGCATAATGATCTTCGCGCCGGAAGCCTGTATGTTTCCGATAGACCCAGAGGGGAGATGGGACTCGGCTCCCGCAGATACCTTTGTCTGCCAGCTTGAGCTGGTAGTCCCAGTCCTCCCAGGCCTCCAGTTTCTCATCGAAGCCACCCACCAGCTCCCAGTCAGCCTTGGAGTAAAGAGCAGTGACAGCATAGATACAGCCCTTGGTAGTCAGGAGCTTAGGATCGTAATCAGGGGCTTCGTAAAGCGTGATACTGCCGTCTGCGAACTCCTGCCACCAGTCGCTATAAATGACTCCGCCCTTGACCTCCTCCCAGACCTGGAGCAGCACCTCAAGGCAATCAGGCTGCAGGAAGTCATCGGCATCAAGAGGAACAAAGAGCCTGGCTGTGCTGGCCTTGATACCGAGGTTGCGGGCCGCTGCCACTCCTTTTGGCGTGTAGGCCATTGGTTTTTTACCCTGATAGTGACAGGCGTCCCCATCATTACAGGGGCAGGTAGCGTCACCACAGAGCAGTTTTACCCAACTTGGCAGATTAAGCTGATGCCCACTATCATTGACGACGATGCACTCCCACCGGCGGAAGGTCTGGGCGTCGACCGAGTCAATCGCATCCTGCACCAACTTCTCATGGCCCAACCCTACAGGGATGATAACTGAGACCTTGACTGGCTCAAGGCTGGGCACAGGCATCTGGGCCTCAGTAACAGCCCCAGCCGGTGTGATCTCTGGCAAGGTAGACCAGGGGAACCACGCTGACCAGTCGGGCATCTTGATCTCACGGCTCATGGAGTCATGACGATTGCGGTAGATGAGGGTGTCAGAATTAGTCACCATCGCCGGGCGGAAGCCGTAGCTGCTGGCCCTACACCAGAAATCGGCGTCCTCAGCCGTCCGGCAGCGGGTGCGATAACCTTTCGTAACCTCCCAGACTTGTCGCCTGAACATGGAGCAGTAGGGTAGCAGGTTGCGCTGTGAGAGCTGCCAGTCGTGCCGGTAGGGCATTGGCCAGCCTGAGTGCCAGGTCTTACCATCGGGCTCCAGGAAGAGCACGTTGCCATAGGCGACATGGATACTCCGATCTTTGTCGAGGGCCTTGGCCAAAAGCTCTAAGGCTGGTGCAGCCAGCATATCATCAGCATCAAGGGGGAGAATGTACTGGCCTCTTGCCACTGAAGCGCCGGTGTTCCTCGCTCCTGCAAGGTATTGGTTCTCAGCATTGTGGACTGCCCGAAAGCGAGGGTCACGTGACTGCCACTCATCGGCGATGGCACCGCAGTTGTCCGGCGAGGCGTCGTCAACGATGATGCACTCCCAATCTTGCAAGGTCTGAGCCAAGATGGACTGAAGGCACTCAGGCAGGTACTGCTCAAGGCTGTAGGCCGTCACCACCACAGAGACTTTGGGACCAGCAGGCCTACGTAGCAGGCTGCTGTAGAGGTCAGCATATCGCTGGATGACCACCGGCCATGGGTACTGTTTCTCAACCAGCTCTCGACTTCGTTCAGCAATCTCTACACGGCCGCCCAGCGCCCAGTGCACGCCTTCTGCCAGGCCCTTGAAGTCTCCCGGCTCTACAAGCCAACCTGTCTTCTTGTGCTCGATGATCTCACACTGTCCGCCCCAAGCCCAGCCCACTACTGGCACACCAGAGGCCATCGCCTCAAGGGTGCCAATGCCGAATGTCTCCCTTGTGGTGCAGAGGTAAACACCAGCCCGCGCAAGGACCTCTTTGGCCTCTTCGTAAGGCACCACACCGCTCACTACCACGTTCTCTGCCGGCTGGCCAAAGGTGGTGACAAACTTCTGCTGAGGCATCAGCTTAGCCAGCGCGTTGACTGGGGAAGGGTCGCAGATCGGGTCCACACGGGTCTTGTTCCACAGGACATAGCCCCATTGTTCATCTGCTGGTGAGAACTCCTCTAAGCTGATGCCATGGCCCACCGGCACTACGTCACGCATCGTGTGTCGCCTGAGTACCTGAGCTACCCATTCCGAAGGAGCCGTCACCAGATCGGCCCGCCGTATCAGCTCCATGCAGTCCTTGTTGGCCTTGATAGCCCAGGCGGGCCAATCGTACTCCGCCCAGTAGAGGCCGTGGTTGTGAGCCACAAAGGACTTGTCGGGGTAGAGATTGAAATAGGTGTCAGGGGCCATGGCATGGCAAGCGATGATGTCGGCCTTCTTAGCGTCTACCAGCTCCACATCGAAGGCAGGTAGGTGCTTCATCTGAGCTTCGACTACCCGACGGATGCCACCGTCGCCTTTATCTTCACCAGCGAACGATGGATAGATGTGGACCTTCATCCGCCCGCCTCTATGGAGATAACTTCGCTAGGAGCCCGTTCGGAGCCGATATGGGCAAACAGCCCACCATTAGTGGTCAACAGAGCCACGGGCCAGACCACGCCCGTCCGTGCATCAACACTGTGCGTGACCACAAACTCAGTCGTATTAGGGTCAAGCTCCTCCGGCCACGGCCCCACTGTCCGCTCCCACTCAACCGTCTCCAAGCGTGGGTGCCCGGCGAAAACGTGAGGCTCGGCCGACTCCGGATCGAGGAGCAACCAGATGATCCCGTTAGCTATCACAAACTCCCCGTACAAAGGCTGAGTCATCCCTAGATAGCCCAACCGGATGCAGCCAAACTTCTTCTCGTCTAATGCCATTACCAGAGGATCAAGGTCAAACGGCCGCATTAGCTGCCAATCATCCTCCAGGGGTAGCACAATCTGAGAGTGACTGTGAACCGTCTGCATCGCTAAGTTGTAGTTGGCCCCGTAGCCCCGGCGCTCTGAGTTTGACATCCCCACACTAGCTATGTGAGAGTACCCACCCGCCAGTTCCTTCAGCCCCTGGCGATACTCCTCTCCTGTGCCATCATCGGCAATGTGGACGCGGAGTTCGCCTGAGTAATGTAGGCTGTCCAGCGCCGAGCGCAAGGTACGCTGGGCATACTCCAGCCGGTTGTAAGTCAAGAGACAGATGCAGAGATTAGGCCAGTCAGTCATGAGGGGACCTTATGTCGTGATGGATCACTCAGCTGCCATACCGACCCCTTTGGCCCCGGTGGCATTTTCTCACCTTTGACGCAAGTGGCTTGTCGATGGTGCTGGCTGTTCTGATACTGCCCAGAGATAGGGCATTTCTGTCCTGGCCGTAGTCGCTGAGATCGCCAACGAGCCCAGATGTCCTTGACTCCCATCAGCTTACTCCCACCGGGCTCTCTTGCCCAAGGTCCACCGCGCTGCCTGGTCCCGGCTCCCAGAAGGGCGGTAGGGCCATAACAATGTCCAGCCCCTGACCTTGGCAGAAACGAGCATTGAACCGCTGCTCACACTCCCAGGCGCTGATGTTCTCATCGAACCAGCCGTAGGCATCGAAGAAGCGCTGATGGTAGAGAGACGGGAGAAGACCCGCAGCCAGGTTGCGCCTGTCGAATATAAGGCCCCATCCGTACTGCTCAGTAGGCGTCCGCCACAGCGGCGTGACCCTGCCGCTCGTGTCAGGATGTGGGGCCATGAGTTTGACCGCTCCGAAGTGCTCGTCCTCAAGCAAGAGTTGTGCCCATGGCGTCAAGTCAAGCTGCCTTGTCAGCAGCCAATCATCGTTGATGCTCAGGATGAGCGGTGAGCGTTCGAGAGCAGCCTTGAAACCGACATTGAGCGAGCCACCGACACCACTACGCTCGTGGCCAAGGCTCTTGCACTCCCGATGCCATTCGCGATAGGACGGCAAAGGAGGCCCATCGTTAACCATGACTAGCCGCAGTTCCCCTCCGTAGAAGAGATTGGTATACCAAGAGTAGAGCGACTCTCTGAACCCCGCTTCTCGCACTGGCCCTCGCTCATCAGGAGGAAAGTAGATAGCCGCTACAAGGTTGATTTCTGGTAGGTCTGTCATCCGTTCCACCCCGGAGGTTTGTCACCCAGTTGAACACCCGACCATACGTGCTGCCAAGGGTCAAAGAAGGGATACATGATGGAAGGCCCCGGTGTATCTACATATCGTTTGGCGTACTCTATCTCTAGCTCATAGCCAGACACATTCTCCAAGAACCAGCCATAGGCGTTGAACCACCGCTGGGTGTAGAGCGCAGGCCTGCCATTCCAAGCAAAGGCGTGGCGGTGGAATCCCATGCAAGCCAGCCCTTCTGTCCGGATGTTGTAGATGTAAGCAACCTCTCCCCCGTTCTGCCCAGGGCGAGGTGGCATCATGCTCAGCGCCCCAATGTCCTCGTGCCTCATCAACACTGTGGCCCAGGGCGTCAGGTCTAGGTCATTGACGAGAGAGTAGCTGTCGTCAGTCATGAGCACCAGTGGCGAGAGCCCGAAGGCGTGCTTAATACCCTCGTTGATGGCTCCGCCAAGCCCCTTCCCGTGCGTGTGCGAGATTGTTGTAGGAAAGGGGCTGAATTGTTCTATCTTGGCGATCTCCCCCTCGGCAGCCACAACCGAGTCATCCGCGATGTGAAGGTGCAAGCTCCCAGCGTACCGCAAGTGCCGACCCCACGAAATCACCGTCTGCTTCGCGCCCATGAGCCGAGAAGTGCCACCCTCAGTGGGTGGGATGAAAACGGTGAAGACGACAGTGATAGGCGGCAGGTCCATCTAGCGCCTCACCAGGTAGCCATTCGGTGCGAATGTAAGCCCAAACTTGCTCTCACGCTCTACGTCTCTTCGGTAGTCATCTGGGTACAGGGCCGTGTAGTCTTCCAAGGCCTCCCACGGCCCCTCTCCCCAACCAGCCGCAATAGGATGCCCATTAATGTTCCCATCCTCGACGATGAGATAGTCACCCGAGACCAGAACATCACGCAGCAGCGCCATTTCTGCCAAAACATGGGACTTCGTGTGGTCGCTGTCCAAGATGGCAAACACTGGGCCGGGGTGCTGCGTTCGCAACTCCTTAATCCGTTCTGCCACAGACGGGTCGGCAGAATCGGAAAGGAAGAACTGGATCAGGGGGTGCTGCTTTACAGCGCCAAGACGCCCATCTCCAATGTCAACTGTGAGAACTAGGCCCGCTGGATTCACCGCTCGCAGAATCTCCGCGAAGTAGAGGGCACTTCCGCCGTGGTCGGTGCCAAACTCGATAACCAGGCCAGGCCGAAGGATTGTGATGATCTCCTGATAATTCCAGAGGTCAGCGACCAGCTTGCGGATGGGCACTCCCAAGTAGGTCATCCTGCCGTGAAGACTATGCTCGAAGAGCCAAAAGTGGTAGGCCTCAGGAACTTCCATTACGCCTCTATGATGGGTGGCAGATTCACTTCTTTTCCACGTCCTTAATGGCGATGCCGCAGAGATTAAGGCCCTCTTGGGAGCCCATTGCCTCTTTCAGTTCTTCCCACTTCTGGAGACCAACGAATCGCCTGAGTACGTGATCTGGTGCACCTCCCATGTTAGTTGTTACTGAAAGCACAATAGTAAGTTCACGCATTACAGTGTGTCCCCCCTTGCTTCTATCCGAATGCCCAGTTCACCATTGCTGAACCCATGAACCTCTGTCTGCCAGCCAGGGAAGTGCTGATTCACGTCCGCCAGAAACTGAGACAACGACCAACAGTTGTTGGGGAAGACCTGACCAAGAATCTCCTGCTGGTCAATATGAGAGTCCCAGCCCTCTTGGAACACATCTACGATGTAGGCCCTCTTGGTGACCAGTCGTGCTAACTCCTTGAGAGCAGGCTGGTAGTCGCTGAGATGCCTGACGACCTCCATGCAAAGACCTGCTCTGAAATAGCCATCTCGGAAGGGAAGTTCTCTGCTCAGATCGGCAAGCCGTACCGACTTAATTGGCAGCCGCCCAATACCCGTAGCCAACCGTAGCATTTCTTCCGACGCATCCACCCCAATATAACTACCACCCTGGAGGAACTGCGCCATACGGCCTGTGCCGCAACCCAAGTCGAGGAACTCGCCCGTCTGCGGCCCTATCCATTCACCCGCCTCGCGACGGGCAGCGTCGGACCCGGACTGCGTCCAGTAGTCCTCTATGAGAGTTGCTACCCCAGGAGCATCCCACTTGCTCTGCGTCGCGGCCCCTTCCCGAGGAGAAGTCTCCCATGCCCTACATAGGCCAAGGCACGGGCAAACTCCCTCCTTAGCTCTCAGCGAGGCTCTGGGGTCCCGGCTTCAATATTAACAATGGCTGCATCACCAGCAACGACTTCGATGTCAAGCTGGCCGGTCACTTCGGTGACACCTTCGCCTAGATCAGCATCCACGACAGCGGACACGGTGGCGGTGCCTAGGCCCGGACCAGGTACTGTCGAAGCAACTGCCTTTGTTGCGTCGGCTGCGTCCACGGTAACTACAACCAAAGTCTTGTCGCTCGATGCCCAGATAGGATCGCCTTCGCCAGCAGCGGAGTTGCCCTCTGCGTCGGTAATCACCAGCTGCAGAGGAACCTTCTGCCCATCCTTGAGTATGAATGCCATTTCTGGCTCCTTTCCTTTCAGCGCTTTTCCACTGGCCCTATTGGTTCAATTCTTGCTATGAGCCGATGAGCCTTATTGCGCTCAACGATGATAGTCACCTCAACCCCGGGATGCTCATCGTCAGGCACCGGCAGGCCTTTCAGCTCTACGTCCATACAACCCCCCTTTCTGGCTCTACAGCAGAGCCAAATTCTTCTGAAGCCCATAGTCACACCCCCGTCAATTTGATAAACTGGTTAGTGACAACTGCACCTACTACACGGGCTAGACCACCACCAACACTAATGGCCCAAGTCTTCCAATCCTCAACACTCTCTAAATCGCCGACCGTAGTGAACACAAAGATACCTACAGCCAGGAAAAGGAACCACAACGTCTCCTGGCCCCACTTTATGACATACCCCTTTGGCGGTATGCTGCTCATGGTGAACCTCCTTTCGCAGCGACGCTAGTGCTTCACGTGATTCCAGATGAAGATACACACCGCAACAATGCCCACCACAAGCAGCATTGTTGTGAGTGTACCTTGGCTGATGTTTACATCCAGAAACATGCTCTCTCTTCCCTAAAGGACTCTCTCCATAACGGTGTAGCCAGGACCTCGACGTACAGGGAAGAACCCTTGCTTGGTGTAGAGATTGCTGGCGACAGCGTTGTCTTCCCTCACTGTCAAAGTGAGACGGTTGACCCGCTGGGCCTGGGCTAGTTCGAAGGCTTTATCCAACGCCCAGGCTCCCAGACCGTTCCGCTGCTCCTCTGGTACCACCATAAAACGGCCGAACTCTGCCTTGTTGTTATGCTGATTGTAGAGGGCGAAGGAACCCAGCCTTTGCCCCTTCCGCTCGATGATGTAGGTACGCGAGCCCGCAAGCAAAAGCAGCGTCTTCTGCCGAGTGGCCCGCATTTGGCTCAGGAAACCGGAAGCAAGTGTGTTCCGGAGATCAGTTAAGAAGTCAGCATCCCCCGCATTGGCCCGTCTGGCCTTAAGGCCGAAAGTTTCTGGCATCATTCTTTCCGCCGTCTCAACCAGTTCCAACTAGCCGAATGCCAAAGCGCACCCCACCCTAATTTGACTATTTGTGGCCGGCTCGGCGGGGGTATGTCAGGGCTGGAAGCTTCTAACGCCATCAATCACCTGCTCTATCTCTTGGTCAGTCATGGAAGCGTAGGAGGGTATGGTGAGTATCTCTCGCCAGAGTCGTTCACAATTAGGAAGACTATCGGCGCAGAGGATGCCCTCATCCAGTCTGTGGAATGGTTCGTACTGGCTGATTGGATAGTAATGAACAGTCGTAGCGACGCCTTTCTCAGCTAAGTGGTGGCTCAAACCATCCCGTAAAGGTGTCCTAATGATGTACTCCTGCCAACTAGGCTTAGTGCCGGGGCGGGCCTTGGGCAGTCGCAGCCACTCAAGGCCCGCCAGTGCCTCGTCGTAAAGCTTGGCGACCGCCTCCTTTCTCTCCAGAATATTCCCCAGCCCCGCCCACTGATCGAGGGCCAGAGCAGCCTGGACATCGTTAGCCCGGTACTTGTAACCAATACTCTGCACGTCGTAGAGCCACTGATAACCGCCGTTACTGCGGTTCCAGGTAGACTGCGAAATACCACACCACGCCAGCGCTTCCGCCTCTTTGCGGTCTTGCACGGAATTCAACACCAGCATTCCACCATCACCGATAGGTAGAACCTTCGTGGCCTGGAAGGAGAAGCAGCCGGGTGCATAGATACCCACGTGATCTCCATATGCAAAGGTTCCAAGAGCATGGGCACAGTCCTCTATCCGTCTGAGACCTAAAAGTTTGCCTATATCCGCTGCCTGTCCCCCCATATGAACCACCGCAATAACGTCGTTTTCGCTCTGGAGTTTTCTCAATGCATCGTCCTGATCGATGCAGAGGTCGTCCCCCACATCAACGAAGATGAGTTGCTTCCCAGCGTAGATAACTGGCAGTGCTGAGGAGACGAAAGTGATACCAGGCACCAGCACCCGGTGACAGTTAGGCCAGAGTAGAAGAGCAAGATGCAATGCTGCAGTGCAGGAGTTGAGCATAAGACAGCGCGACGGGTCGGTGCCCAAGTACTTTGAGAACTCATACTCGAACTCAGCCACCCTTGGCCCGGTGCCCCACCAGGAGGACTCCAAAGTTTGGAGGAGCCTATCGGGAGGGCCAGCAAGCTCGGGTTTGAAGACTGGGATCATATTTTGCTTGCTTCCTCTATCATCTCCCGCATCTCTGGGACCTCTACCCAATGAGCAGGGGTGTGGCTGGCGTAGGTCCAACGCTGACTGGACTCTGGCTCTCCCAGCGGGCTCAGGCGGTAGTAGCCGCCCATTTGCTCCACCCGCCCTGACTCCTCATACTGCACCAACTCCTCGTGTTGCTTCTCACCAGGGCGAGGGCCAATGAGTTCCACTGCCTCACCAGCAATGGCTGTAGCCAAGTCTCCCATCCTCATGGCGGCACAGCGAGGGATAATGACTGAGCCTCTGTACTTCTCAGCATTCTCGGCCGTCCAGAGCACCAAGGTCACAGCCTCGCTGGGTGAGAGCCAGAAGCGAGTCATGTTGGGGTCAGTTAGAGAAACTCGGCCTTTGGCCTTGAGCTGCTCTTGGAAGAGAGGAATGACCGAGCCCGTGCTGCCGACTACGTTGCCATAGCGGCATGTGATGAAGGCAGGGCCTCCCCAACGAGCAGCCTCAGAGAACAGGCGCTCAAGCAGCATCTTGGTTGCGCCGTAAACATTAACCGGACGGCAGGCTTTATCTGTTGAGATCCCTACGACTGTAGCCACGCCTGTTCTGGTAGCAGCCTTGGCCACATTCGCAGACCCCTCAACATTCACACCCAACGCCTCGAAGGCATTCCATTCAGCCTCTGGCACATATTTGAGCGCCCCGGCGTGGATCACCAAGTCATGCCCGGCCACAGCCACCTCAAGTCGATCGTAGTCTCTCACATCACCAAGAATGCAGCGCACCTTGGGCCAGCGGCGCTGGAGGAGTTGGTGTTTGTGCTCGTCACGAGAGAAGACCGTAACCTCATCGAGCCACCCTTCCTCCTGAGCCCTAAGGAGGATGGCTCTGCCCAGGAAGCCTGCTCCGCCTGTGATGAGAACTCTTTTCAACTTCGCCTCTTTTATTGGGGTGGGGCAGGCCTGGTGGTAGGAGAGAACCTATCCCACCCAACGTCCCGGACAGGAGGGACCTTCTATGCCCAGGGGAAGGAGCCGGGCCGTCCTTTGATGGGCGGAACTCTCATCAGAAGACCCGGCTCTCAACTCCCCCTGCCCTCACGGGCTATTGCCTAGACCCCCAGACTGAGTAGTAGCTCGGTCCAGGCCTGCTGGTCCGTCCACCATCGACAAAGTAGCTGTCCTCAGGGAACGGACTGCGCGGCACCTGAGCCGGGCAGTACTCGACGTTCTGGAGCCTACCGGCGAGCCACGGCGTCCTGATCACTAGCCGAGGCTCGATCTTCGACTGCCAGACGATGCACTGGTTGAGCTGCCTGATCCAAGTCAGGAAAGCCCCCTCAGCCCTGGCCAGCACCAGGTTGCCTCCCAGAGCATCATTCAACGACGGGTTGCCGTAGTCGAAGTGCTCCATGAAGGTCACTGCCTGCCCACCGATGACCGACATCGGGACCAGATAGATGTCAGAGCACATACAGCCTTCGGACACACTGGCATTGGTCGTCGGCGTGTCATAAGCTATGCCATCATCTACCACGACCTCGATGCGGTCGCCGTTGATGAGCAGGTAGCTGCCAGCCCGCATCTCGTCGCGGAACTTGACCTGGTCAGCGGCGTTGACCACCAGCTGCTCGTTGCCCCCCATCTGGCACATGTAGGTCAGGTAGGAGCAAGGCCACAAAGCAGTCAACTCCCAGAACAGCTCCGGCCTCATGGCCAAGACCCACCTCACCGGCGTTACGCCGGTGCGCTGGGCCAGGTCTCTCCGGGTGAAGTACAAGTAGGACATCATGCGGATCAAGGCGTCCGCATTGTCCGTCATGTTCAAACACCCGAAGTCCTTGAGGTCGGCATCCACCGACGGGCAAGCGCCGCCGGTCTCGGCGTCCACATAGCCGGTGTTGATGAGCTGGTCGAAGCCGGTCATCTCCTTGTAGCCGCCCCCAGCCGAGTTGTTGACAGGGTTGCCCTGCCACAACTGGACAGAGAGCAGCCGGTGGAAGGCCACATTGAGCTCCCAGAACTTGCGGCTGATCTCGTTCTGGAGGAGGTCTGCCGGGGTCGCTGGGCTCCTGGGGCCGGACGCGAAGGGACCTGCCTGGTAGATGGGCGAGCCCACCATCCTGAGGTCCATGGGGTCGGCCCGGTCATTGCGCTGGCCAAGGCGGTTCAGCTCCAGTTCGGGCGTGGCCAGCTCGTAACGCCCGAAGACGCTAGTAACGATACACTGCTTCAAGAGCCCTGCTGTGGGGGCATTCTCACAGACAGTGTCCTTATGGCTGCCGGTCGTGGCCTGCACGCCGGTGATGGTCAGATAGGTCGGGTTGGTGAAGACGCTGGGGTTGACGGGGAGCTGGCCCATGATCCCCCGGTTGCCGACGATGGTTTGGAACACCACCGGGTCAACGCCGGGGAAGGTCAGGTTCCCACCAGGCCCATGTGAATACCCGACAGTGATGGGGGTGCCTGAGGCATCGTGCTTGTAGCCTACCCCCCACTGTCTCCCGACTACCGAAGCCAGCTCCGGCGCTAGGGCTTCCGCTAGTTTCTGAAGGACATTTTCCATATTAGGCGCTCACCCCCAATACTGTCTTGAGCTGATCCATAAATGGAGCAGCGGGGCCTTCTTTGGTTTCCTCCGCCACCGCCTTGGCGATGTCGGAGTTGGGATCGATGACGTTGCCATCGTCCTGGGATGGGGCCTTCTGACCCACTGGCACTTTGGTCCGGGGGAAGAAGAGATCGGCTACCTTCTCATCTTCGCTGCGCTGCAGCTCGATGAGGGTGGCTGCTGTCTTCTCCTCGAACTCCTTGTGCGAGCTGGCCAGCTCCTCAATGGCCTGACTGAGGGGCTGGGTGGCCTCCTGAATGGCTTCCACCACATCTTCCTTGGTCAAGGCCACCGACTCAGTCTCCACTTCGGCCTCAGCCGTAGCTTCTACCGGCGTTTCCTCCTTGGCTTCCTCTTTGACATCGCCATCGAGGAGGGCCTTGATAGCCGTGGTATGTTCTTCCAGCTTGGCCTTAAGTTCGGGGTCGCTAACAGAGGAGATGAGCTCCTCCACCTTTCCCCCTAGCTCTTTGTAAGCCACTTGGCCTTCGAGTTCTTTGGTCTGAGTTTCAGCCGTCTCAATCACCTCCTTGGTCAGAGTTTCTCCCAACACTTCCGTGAGGAAGGCTTTCTTTCTACTGTCCATCCCACCTCCTGCTGTTTTGAATGTGGTCCAGGGGTTGGCCACTGCTGACCTGGGTGCGACCGACCGCTCGAAAATCTCCAGCCAATCGTAGACCTTGTCGGCCCGGTCGGCCTTCTCATAGCGATAACCGATAGACACCCCGTAGTCTTGGTCGCTTGCTTTGAAGTATTGAGCGGCCCTCCTTCCTTTGTCGGTGTCGTCGAAGATACCCGACTCTACCAAGAACCGCCCAACCACTTCCTGAAAATCACACGTCCCAACATCGGAGCTGGGCACATGGAATAGCCTGAGTGTGCCGTGGTGCCCTGTCTTGTCAGCCTCTTCTACTGCTGTCTGGAGGGCCTTGGTGGTAAAGACTTCACCCTCCCGGTCCCTGAAAGCATTGGAGGAAAAGGCCAGCCAGCGATCGTGGCCTGCTTTGTCACGGAATACCTTGAAGCCAGAGGGCTCATTGGCGGCGAAGATATTGAATGAGACAGGCTCCTCTAGCTCCTTCTTCTCATCAGCCATCATGCCCTCTTTGGGCATTTCCTCTTCGTCGTAGTCAGACCAGTTGAGGAATTTGGCGAGGGTGGCCAGGGCATCCTTGACCTTGGCCTTCCAGTTGCCTTGGAGCCGCTTGCCTACTTTCTCGTCGTCTTCAGCCGCTTCCTCCTCAGCCACGACTGTCTTGTATTCAGGAGGATTGGAGACCCGCGAAGGCAGCAGAGCTGCCGCAGCTGCGATACGGGAGGCTTTCTCAGCAATGCTCAGCTCATCGCTCACCTGGATATTGCGAACAAGGTCATTGAAGACGTAAGTCTGCTCTTCAATCTTGCCCTTCTCCCGCATCGATGCCATCCAGGTGTCAACCTCGGCAAAAGAGGTAGCCCCACCATACATCGGAGAAGGAGCCATTGGCAGCGATTCGCCACACTTCTCGTCCTCGTCAGTGGTCTTGACAGCAGAGAGGCGCTGCCTCAGACCCTCCTTCTGCGACTCGTCCCCCTCGACCTTGCCGATGGCAGCATTGATGCGCTTGGCCACCTCGGCCTTGGAGGTGCCAATCTCCACCTGCTGCCCACGGAAGCCGCCTGGCTGCATGGCCGTGATAGCACGAGCAATCTGGGCCACAGTCAGGCGGCCAGGGGACTCGGTGAGCCTCAACTTCCAGGTAGAAGGTTTCTCCAAGTCCGGAACGTCGGCATAGTCCTCGGCTGGGAAATCAGCCCCGGCTTCAAACTTCGTAATCTTTGTGGCCATCCCCGGCCTCCTCCCTGTCAGACACCCGCCAGATTCAGCGCGTGATCCACGGCAGATTCCGGCTTGTCAAAGTACCGCCCACTTCCCCGCGCACCAGTAGCGCCAACAAGCTTCCCAGTCCGGTCATTAAAAATGCGATACGTTGGGACATCCCCCTTTTTAGTAAACCTGTTAATGCGGCCAACGGTGTAAGACCCCCTTGGACCAGCCACCGTCGCCGAGGCCGTCCCCAACCGGCTAGGCTCGCTTAACTTCTTAAGAGCCCCTGCCTTTTGCTCCGCCCTCGAGCCCGTCGCCGCTGGGCCGCCGCCCCCTGTGGAGGCGAACCGGCCCATACTATCTCGGGCATAACCGCGCTTCTCACCCCATAAAGCACTGCTGGAATGAACACCGACGAACTGGAGGAGTTGTTCCTTATAGGAAACCGCTGGGTCTTCGAGTTCTTTGGCCTGCTTCTCAGTAACACCGTTAGCAAAACGGAAAGCTGCCCCCTCGCAGTCTTTTTCGCGGCCCGCACCACCACCCTTGCTCGGATCCATGCAGTTCCTGTAAGTAGAATTCCAGACTGCAACCCATTGCTTGCGCAAGTCCACCGGCAGCGCCTGCACGTTGCTAGGGAGGTTCTTGTCTTCGGGTCCTGAGTATGGCATCAGGCCAGTACCTCCCGCTTGCCCGGCTTGCGCCGGCGGTTCATCCAGTGGTCCATCTCTTTCTTGTTCCAAGGTGCCACATAGTTTTGCCCGAACTGCCTGACTTCACCACAGAACTTACAGGTGCCTTTGTTCTGCGCATCGATGAGCCAGTGGTGCTGGCAGCCTTCGACACCCTTAGTAGCTATCGGCTGGGGCTCCTTATCTGGCTCGCAGGAGGCAGCATAGTCAGCCAAGGTGATACTGACCGGGACTTCAGAGATAGTCCTCACTTCTTCCTCCCAGCCAGTACAAGCTTGAGCCCTGGTACGTGCCTGGCCCAGACCATCTTGGCTTCATCTGAGATACTACCCCAGCCCCTGGCTGTCATGGCTGCTGTTTGCTTCTCCCCCTTGTCTCCCCGGCCTCTGTAGCCTTCGACATAACCAGCATAGGGCACCCGGTTGGCCACGATTGCCTCGCCGGGCTTGAGATCGTAGGACCAATTCTTGGCAAGAACCCCGGTGCGATTGCCTCCTCGGCGCAGCCCTTTCTTTGGGAAGCCGTGCTTCCAAGGCATGATGGGTGGATAGGTCTGCATCTGCCTAACCATGTCGAGGCTGAAGGCTCTCAGCCCAGCCTGCAGCGCCGTGGCGCTGACTTGCACCGGTGGCTTCTTGGGCAGGATGGGACGGAGGGTTAGGCCTGGCATCATTCAGCCTTTGGTATCTCAACTACAGGTGACAGGAAGCATCGGCATCGGATATGTGCCGGGGGCTCTTGGTGCTGGCCAATGGGCCACTTCTGGCCGTTCAGGCCCCGGCAAATCTCCTCAACAGCACTGTCCTCTACCGTCCGCCACTCCACCTCCCGCACATCTGCTGCTTGGTAGCTGAGGACAGCGCCACGAGCGAAGAGGCGCGTGGTCTCGGTCACAGCGATGGCTTCCGCCCGCTTCTCACCGAAGAGAGGCTCTATGTCCTTGATGAGGTCCTCCAGCACCATGCCTGTCTCAGCGCGGGCGCGTATGGCCGAGCGCAGCCGGTCTTTGGTGGTGGTCTCTATCTGCTGCCACCACTGAGTAGCAAAGGCCACTGACTCGGCTTCGGTGAGTGAGCTAAGAAGGGCTGTGTCTACGGTGCCGGAGAGCTGCTTTACAGACGCTTGCACAACCTCTGCCCCAGGAACTCCTGACAAATCTGGTTTCTGCCTAACCTGCTTACCCCTGTCCGTGACCCCCATGACTAAGACTTGGGCGGTCTCCCGTCCGGCTAGCCATTGTGCCGTCAGTCTAGTATGCCCCGACAGAGTCCACAATTCCCCTTTAGGATTGAGCCCCACAACAGGCCTCTCGCTGGGCATCTTGCGAATGTAAGCTTCTACACCGGCCACAGGCACTGTAGACTGTACGTAGTGGATTTGTTTTCTAGGAATGTCTGCCAGTACCATACTTTTCTTTTGTTGGGGGGAGAGCTCGTGTTCATGCCACTCCGCATAAATCTCAAGGTGCTTCTGTGGCTCCCATCCGGCCTCTCGGTTTAAAATGGAGTCCTTTGGACCGTCTCGGAATGCCTCTACTCTCTCAAGAGAACTTAACTTTTCCAGAGCAGCCTCTTGCTCGTTTACGGATAGTTGAGCGCCCCCACCACCCGTCTCACAGAATCTCCCACGCTCATCATGGCAAGGATTGTCCTTTTCAGCAGTTCCCAGGACCTCCTCCAACCCTACCTCAGCGCCAGCCTCCAGGAGCTTTCGGAAGACCGGGGCCATCTGTGCTTTCACGAGATCGCCCGTTTCTTCCCAGAACTCCTGGTCATCAAGGAAGGATTCAAGGGACTTGGCTCGGTCACTTGAAAACCCAACAATGTATTTCTTCCAATCCAGTTGATGGTCGAAGAGAATTTCCTTTTGGTAGCTGGCGGGCAACCCAGGTTGGTTGAATATTGGATTCGCTGCCCAAAAAGTTGCCACAAACCCCTTGGGGACAGCCATCTTAAATATGACAGGCCGTTCATTGGTAAGCCCAAAGTCCTCAATAAATTGATTTGCAGAAGCTTTGGACGTCGTAAATGACGTAAAGGGCTTCAGTCCTTCACTGTAAAGGCCCTCTTCGTAAAATTCCCTTCTGCCCACATGCCAAACCGTAACTTTGTCTTTCCCCGGATACATTTCATCCAGTTTCTGTTGGGCTTTCTCTTTAAGAATCCGAGCTTCCTTAGGGTTTTGTTCCCAAGCCTGCTGAAGATATTCTTGATTTCCCCCCGAAACCTGGACATTGGCAGCTAGGGCTTGATCCAAATTCGGGGTGTCGCTAGCTAATTGAACCCCGCCGCCCAAGCCAGAAGCAAAGCGGCCTATGCGGTCACGGGGTTGTCCGGCGTACTTCTCTCCCAGCAGGGCTTCGAATTCGGTCAGGACCTCTTCCCTAAGCGCCGTCGTCATTCCTCTGTCCTCAGCCTGGCCACCACACGCTTCTTCATCCGGCGGAGGGCTCTCAGCGATAGTTCCTTCACCAGGTCCTCTGCCTCCAGGCGCTCGTCTTCGATCTCCTCGAGGGCCTTGGCTGCCATTGCTGCAGGAGGCTTCTCCTCCGGCGGTTGCGCCGGTGCTGCCAATTGCGGTTGGACTGGGGGCTTCTCGCTTTCAACTTCTGGCTTCTCCTGGTCTTGGAGGGTAACGTGCGGTGTCAGGTCTGCCCCACCCAGAGCGTCGAATATCTCGGGAGCCAGGTCACCCTCGTCCTTGGCGATCTGGCGAGCCACCTCAGGCGTGATCTCCCCTGACTCGATGCGGAGTTTGCGGGTCTCGGCCCTGGTCTTCTCCAGGGCTGCCTGTTCCGTCTCCGCCTGCACATCCTGCTCATCCCAGTGGAACTCGACGTTGTCTGGGAGCACATACTCGTTGATGAGACGGGACATGAGCTTCTGGAACAGGGCAGGGCCTTTGCCACGGCTCTTGAGGTGCAAGATGTAGGACTGGGCCGAGGTGCCCAGACCACCGCCGGGCAGCGGCGCGAACTCCTGATAGTCACTGAGGAAAGCCATGGCGATGGCCGAGATGTAGTGCTTGAAAGTGACTTCCTCATCGAAGCCGTCAGGCAGAGTAGCCAGCTCGATGGTGTCGTGGCCCACGTCGGCTGTGGGAGACACCGTCCCCACCAAGAGCGGCTGCAGATAACGCATCAGCCCCATGTTATCGGCATTGAATTTCTGCTTGGCTAGGGCGTCCTCTATCTGCTTGGGTGTGATGCCCTTGACTAGGTAAATGGCCCGGTTGAAGCGCCCGCCTGTCTTCTCCTCCTTATAGATGGTGATGTTGCGGAGGACCTGAGCGGCACGGAGGAGTCGAGTGACGGCGCAGTACTGCAGTTTGTAGAGCGGGCCAAACTGAGGGTGCTCCACAGGCGAAGGCATCTCGTGGAGGTTGACTATCTGGTGGGTCTTCAGCCCGTGCATCTTACCCAGCCGGTCCACATAAATGACCGGTGTCTCGGCGTTGCCTGTCGGCCAGCAGTGTCCGGCATCAAGATGATTAATACCCACCACAGGCGAAGTCTCGGAGTCTGTCTGCCGTATCAATTCGACGAAGGCCCCTGAATCTTGAGTGAGGAGGTCGATAGAAAATTTTACTATGAACTCCTGCCAGCCGCCACCAAAGCAAGCATTCTCCAAGATGTCTTGGTAGACTTTAGAAGTACGCTGTCCTCCTTCAAGTGTCCAGGAGAAAGCAGCATTACGGGAGGCTACGATTCCGAGAGCCGAGTTAAGGAAATTCTCCGTAGGAAAGAACTGGCGGAGCTGGCGATCGCGGGCCTTAGGACTCTTACCCCAAGGAAGGATTTCATCGGCAAGCTGGGCCACCCAAAGGATATAACCGTCGCCTGCCACCGCCGAAGAAGCAGGAGAGATGACGCTTCTTTCGAGAACGTCTACAGAAGAGGTCTTTTCGGCTAGGGATTTGTCCTGCCCGTTGTCGGACTCCGGCATTCCCCTACTTGCCTATTCTTCCCGCCTCCAAGTTAGATCACGAGGTAACGACAGCGGTGCACTGCCATACTTGTCGCTACCGCTAAGTCAACTTTCCGGTCCGGCGCTTTCTTGACAATACGAATGCGGCTGTCTTCTTGGAGTTGAATCTTGGCCGCCGCGTTCTGGATATGTTCCCGGAGGTCCCGGTCGCCGTTGTGAGTCAGCCGCCGGTTGATGACCATGTCCCTCAACTCTGAGTCCGCCACATAGCGGTCTTTCATTTGCGAGAAGGGTTCGCACCAGGCGATGAGGTCACGCCTGATCCCCTGCATCATGCTTTCAAGCTGATAGGGGTCGTAGGCAATCTGAACAATATTGTAGGCAGGCACCAAGATGTGGCTTTGGCAGGCCTCGCAGTCGGGATTGATGTAGGGTTCATACTGCGGGTGGCCGGCAGCGCAGCCACCTTGGCAGAGGAAACGAATGAAGCCCTCAGGACCCAGGAAGTTAATAGCCCCGCCTTGTGGTGGGTCCCACTTCCTGACGGCCCGGATGACTACGTCGTCGTGCCTGTCTGGGTGCCTAGTGACGGCTACCACACCAAAACAGTCGCTGGTCACGGCAGCGTCAACACCCAAGATGCAAGGGGTTGGGTCACCAGGGTCAAAGGGCGACATTTCCCTGTCCCAGCAGCGGTCCCAGAGTATGATAGGCAAGAATTCCGACTCTTCGTCTCCGGCCAGCGCATCTTCGGGGGTCTCCGGGGCGTAATGATGTAGGCCCTGAAGGGTCATCGAACCACCCTGCACTTCGTACCACCTCCGGTCCCGGTCCGGCCTTTGACTCCAGGGTTGGAAGAAGGAATATAGCTTCGAAGTCCCGGCGCTGGCCGCCTTCCACAGAGTAGCGACAAAGTTCGCTTCTCCAGCCCCCCTGGTAACAATATGACAGGAGCCTTCCGGTGCCACAGTGGTGTACACCGCCTGCCAGGTCTGCTTGGGGAAAGGCATCCGGGCCAATTCGTCAACATGGGCGTGCATACAACTTTGTTCAACCGAAACATTCTGGCCCGCAGCGTAGCTGACAATCTTTCGGATATCCTCAGTGCCATTATGGAACTTGATAGTGTGCTGGGTAGCGGTAGTGGGCTGACCCTTCTCGAAGCTCATCTTCCCAACATACTTCGGTCGCAGATAATCAGGAAGATGGTTTACTCCGAACCTGATGTAACCGATGAGCTCCTGGGCCGCCAGGTCGGTCCGGCTGAAGACATGGACCCTAGTATTCGGAGGGCCAAACAATGCGATCCAAGCGTCGTAGGCGCATTCGAGTTCGGTGAATCCAAGTTTGCCTGCCTTCAGGGCCAGAATCCAGTTGCGCTGGGTTGCGAGTTCGGCAAACTCCCGCTGCCCCGGCCAGAGATCCGCGAAGGAAGTTATTTTTCCGGTCTCCCGGTTAATAAACTGCCAATAGGGCAAGAACTCCAGGAAGGAACGCTGACAGGCTTTCTTTGCTTTCTCCTCTTTGGCTCGCTGCAGCAGAAAGGCCTGCTCCTTGGGATTGAGGTCCTCAAGGGTTGGGGCCGGTTTGGGCTGTGGGGGCTTGTAGAGAGTAACCAAGATGGTTTATCCCAAGGCGGAAGCAGGCCACAACATCTCGCCCGCCTCACTCGCCCAAGGCTGCCGTTGATAATCTTCCAAAAAGGACCCTTTCTTTGTCTGTGTAACTTGGCTCCAGGTCCTCCCTTCGAAAGACTGCATTCTATTCGTGAACATCCTTTTATTATCCCCAAGGGTCCTCTCAACACTCCCACCGTTATTCTGCCAATAATTATTCATCCTTTGAGGGGTTATTTTCCTAGCAGGTATGCCAATATCCCCCCCTGGTACTGGATTCTCACGAGCCCGTGCACTGTTCTTGAGTGCTTGCTTAGCCAATCCCCCCGCGTCTGGTTGTTTGGTTACCCATTCCACTTGGCTTTCATCATACAAACCCTCTCTGACAGCGTTCTTTTTGAAGTAGTTTAATGCCTCCGTCTCCGACATTTTTTCAACCCTTGCACTTGTTAATGGTTCTCCCCCTCCACCGCCGCCACCCCCACCGCCGGTTGACGAAAAGCGGCCAATAGCATCCCTAGTATAAGTACGCTTCCCCCCAGTCAGTAGGGTCTTCATCATCTCCGCGTAGGGTTCTGATGCTCCTTGGGGCAAGTAATCCAGAGTCATTGTTCACTCCATAATTGTTCGTGGCCGCTGCCAGCCGACTCCAGCCGCTGGATCAGCGCATCAAGCTCCGACTCGTCCAGGTCCTCCATGCTTTTGCTGATGCCTTGTGCAGACACCACAACCACAGAAGTCTGGACGGACTGCTGCGGAGCTTGCTCCGCAGCCTTGAGACCCTGCAATTCCTCTACGGCGTCCTGGTTTCCGGTGACGACTCGTAGCAACTGTGAGCGCCCACTGGCATCGTCAGGCTCAGCGCTCTCACGATCTTTGAGAGCGAGGTGCTGAATGTGACGCCGGGTTGAAACTGCTTCCTGCCTTTTTTCAACCACAGAAACGGCAGAGTCAAGAAGAGCGAGTTGCCTACCCCGTTCAATATCGTGATAAGCCGTAACACGACTGATTCCCTCTCGGTTCGCAATGCTACCAACACCCTCTCCTTCTAACCAAGCAGCGTAAACCCTCTCGACCCTTACCACAGTGGCTTTGCAGTTCACCCAAGCCGACCGACCAGTCGTTAACACCGAGGGGGAAACAAGAGTTTTGGGCGAGGAACCAAGGCTGGCCTGGGGTTCTTCCAGCATGGGAGCGGCCTCCTTGCTTATGTGTAGTAAACACCCACTGGGGCTTCTCTGTCAAGTATCTCACGTGAAAGCCACCACGAGAACCCCACAAGACAAACGACGATAGCGACAGGAATCTGTCGTCTCCGAATCTTCACCATTCGCATCATTGAGGATAGGTCGAACAGTAGTGACCCCCACCACTACCCCAGGACGGTGGCCCGTCCAAAGAGACGGGGAGGACCCACCTCCAGTGGGGGAGACCCCGTCCAAGGACGGCGTCCCACCACCGTCCTGGTAGGGGGGGTTTGGGGGGGGCACCAAGAAAAACCTGACACAGAAGCTTGCGTTTAGTCAAATGCCGGATTTCCGAACACCCGATAGCCGGTGTTATTCTACTTCTATTACCGGTTTATCCCACCTTGCCTTACAATTACTAGCTTTCGACAATCTACCGTCAAAGCACCAGGGCCTAGTTGATGGTATACTTCGACTACCCCCAACCTATTGTGCCCATGGGAATACCACAGATTGCCACTTCTAGGGCCATTTGTGAGCCTATGATGTTTGACTACTTGACAACCGGTTTGGTTCTATGTTATAATGACTCCGAAGAGGACAAAGAAAGGAGGAAAAATGGTTGAGGAAGCTGTTCCCGAAGTCAGCCTGACCAACGAAGAATTGGAGCGGGTGCGTCTCCAACTGAAAGCACGAGAGCCGGTCCGGGAGCAATGGCAGCATTGGGGCCGGAACACCGGTCGTGTCCTTGCCGCCCTAGAGGAGGCCGACGACTTAGGCCTGACCACCTCGGAGATCGCCCGTGCGCTTAACATGCAAGCCCCGGCCGTGAGCCAGAAGCTCAAGCTCCTCGAAAAGCGTCGCTTGATCCGGTTCGACAAAGGGCCGGCAAACCGGAAAATCTGGCGGGTTCTTACCGAGCCCCGACAGAAATCTTTGGAACTACCTGAAGAAATCAAACCCCAAATCGTTGAAAGCCGCAAGGTTTATCCGCCCGCTTCCTACCCGGGTCGTGGTTATTACGTCACCCCGGAGGGTAAAAAGGTAGACCTCCCTTCCTTGAACTCCTGGGAGGAGATCGTCGCCAAAGTGAAGCAATACACCAAGAGTTAGGAAAGGAAAAAGTTCATGAGTCACTTTAGTTGTGTGGTTCTCCTACCCCCGCAATATGTCGCCCTCTTGGGAGCAAGTGACGAAGTTGAAGTCAGGAGCGCCGTCGATCTCCTGCTGGCCCCCTACTACGAAGAATTGGAAGTCGAGCCTTACGAAGTCGGTTGCGGTTGTGTCGAAGACAGCAAACCTCAGCCCGACTGCGAGGAGTGTGAAGGAACCGGTAAAACCCAGTCCAAATTTGAATGAATCCATAGGGGGACCTACCGATTCCTTGGCAATCCGTAGGGACTTGACAGCCAGTCAAGGGTGTGTTATACTACCGGAGGACAAGGGGGAGGAACTCCGGGAGTCGAACCCGGAGGAAGGCCGAAACTCTTGAAGCTTCTGAGGAAGGTAGAGAGGTCCAGGTACTCGGTCCCGGCCTTTATCCTCTCCGGCGTTCGTGGCCTGCTGGGTCGGAAGCGATGGCGGCCCAGACAGGTCAGAGGGGGAGCCGGTTGTCTGGGGAGATGGATCGGCTCTCCCTTCTTCTTACCTTTCGAAAGGAAAAAAGCCAAATGATCGGTTTATGGAGACGATTAGTCTACTGGGCGCTTCGCGGGAATGAACATGATTATATCGAGGAATTCTGCGGGTCAATCGGGTGGGGTTAAACAAAAGGGGGAAGACATGAACATTGATGAGCTAGTCTCCCAGGCCCACGACTGCGCCGTCCGGCATGGTTTCTGGCCCGAAGGACAAAACCTTGCCGAGAAAGTCGCCCTCATTCACAGCGAGGCCAGCGAACTCCTAGAGGTCCTCCGAATGAATTCCCTTCCCGGCTTTTCCGAAGCTGAAGACTCACTAACTCTAGGGCAAGTTCAAGGCGTCCAGTGGGAACTCGCTGACATCATTATCAGGGCTGCCGACTTGGCTGGGTATTTGGGTGTGGACCTTGAATCCGCCCTCCGGAAAAAGATGGCTTACAACGCAAGCCGCTCTTACCGTCATGGGAAAGCATTCTGAGCCTGAGGCCGCTGGCGAGAAAGCATAATGCTGACACCCTTCCTGGCGCTGCATGAATTCACTGCCGCTGATGTCCGGCGCGTGTTAGGACTCGACGCGCCGACGAAGAGTGACGTGGCGATCCTGGAGCTTTACGTCGCCAAGTGCCTCATTGAGAGGGCGGGCTACAGGACGATTATCCGAAGGGGGGTGACATGACAGAGAAGCGAATGGTGACGCCGGAAGAGATCATGACCCCGTTGGAAGTGGGGACGATGCGCTACCAGTTACAGAACTGGCCGCGTGGCAACTGGGATAGTGCCGAGTTGTTGCGCCTCTGCGACAGCCACGAGGCGCTGCGGGCGGAGGTAAGGCGGCTGGTGTTACTAGACGATCCACTCAGTACCCTGGAACGTCTGGTCAATAAGTATACGACGCCGGAAATCGGGGCCTACTGCCAACTAAACTGGCGGGATGGTGTCGTGTCTGTGCTGTGGGTAAAGGGGGCGTTTGATGAAGCCCCACGGTTTCACTACCGGGCTAGTCCCGGCAAGCATGGCACCGGAGAAACTGACCGCGACGAGGCCTGTGCGCTGCTGGCGGGGAAGGAGGCTAGTCCGAAAGCGATGCCTCCAGACGTTCACGTTGAGAGTGGCGGAAATTATGAGAGGATGCACCATGACTGACGAGCGGGTGCGGGAGGCGAAAGCCAAAGTGAACATCACCCTGGGGGCGGTGTTGGAAGAGTGGCGCGCTTGCGGCCAGAATGAAACGGCGCTTGATGTCCTGCTAGGGGCTGTGAGGCTAACCACCAATGAACTCGCCCAGGCCGAGGCTGAGCGGCAGTCGCTCGCGGTGCTGGCCGCCCTGGGCTACTACGCCCCAAAGCACAAGCATGACGCCCTGTGCGCCCGCATCCTGGCGGGCGAGTTCAAGGAGGCTCCCCACGACTGACGAGCGGGCGCAGGAGGCGCGGGCGGCGCTGGAAGCCTTTGAGGCCGAAGTGAACCGTCTGATCGCCCACCCTGATCGTAAGGCTAGCCTACGCAGGCTGGCTGACGCCTACGCCCAGGCCGAGGCCCAGCGGGGGGAGATGGCGGTGCTGGACGACATTGAGCGATGGTGTGAGCAAGACGAGAATCCTGACGATGAGGACGATCTAGGAATGTTGATCGGCAAACTGCGTGCCTGCGTCAAGGCGGGCGGGTTCCAAGGAGGTGAGTGATGGGCGCGATTGAGGATGCATGGGCGAAATTGTCCCAAGTCCTATCTGACCTCTACGAAGAAACCAGCTATGACGATGCAGAGGCCGCCGTCCGTGCCGCCCTACATGCGGCCTACGACTTGGGCTGGTACGCAGGAGACGGCGAGTACGAAGAGCAGAAGGCCCGTATCGACGCGCTGGGCGTGAAGGAGGAACTGTGAAGCCTATTGACCCGAAGACTCATGGCCAGTATGTCAACTTTGCGGCTGATCAGCCTGAGTATCACCCGCTGCCAGCACGAGTACAGGATGGCATCGCCCACACCCGTTGGCAATTAACCTGGCGGGAGCGGCTAGCCGTCCTCTTCGGGCGGCGGTTGGACCTCGAACTCATGACGTTCGGCCGCCCGCTTCAGCCGATCCTGCCCTACGTGGAGGGCATGGAGCCGAAGGAGGAACCCCATGCCGATTAGGCAGGAGACATGCTACATCGCCCGCTGCGATACGTGCGGCGAAGAGTACGAGAGCGGTGACGGCGTGATCTATCACATGCCCACGCCGGAGTTGGCCCGTGAGGAGGCCGAGAACTTCGACTGGCGCTTCTGGAAGGACAAATGCTGGTGCGAGGGCTGTGTGCCGCTTTGCAAGTGTGGCCACCTTCTAGGCAATCATGACTATGGAGAAGCACCCTGCGAGGACTGCACCTGCCAGGAGTATGACCCCGTAGAGCCCAAGGACGAACCCCATGCGACGTAGCAATTGGTGGCCCCGGCGCTGACCCTGCCGCTGTGCAGGGGGAAGGAGAAGGAAGCATGACAACAAGAGTGAAACCTGATTGCTGGACCTGCGAACATCGTAAAGAGGTTCCTGGTTCAGCCCATTCAGCCTGCGCCCATCCGTCGATTGGCGAACGGCCGCCGCTGGAAAAGGTGATGGCTATCTTCGCTTCCCCATACACTCGGCGGACAAGACGCCATATCGTTGGGCGTGCGCCGCCGATTGTAGGGACGACACCCGAACTTAACATCGTCGGGGACCCTCACGGTATCGCTCGCGGCTGGTTCAACTGGCCCCACAACTTCGACCCTCTCTGGCTGGAGAATTGTGACGGCTACAGCAAGCGAGAGGAAGCCTGAAGTGTCCCCGCCCAGTTACCACACTGTTAGCGGCGCTGGTGCTGGGTCTTGTACTTGCGGAAGGAGGAACCGCCAATGACAACAATCATCTACGGCCTAGCAATAGTCGGAGCCCTGTCGCTGCTGGTGATATCCGGCTCGATAACCCATGGTGTGGTCTGCGAGTTACGACATCAGTGGGCGATAGAACAATGGACGCGGGGACTGCGGCCCGATGGTGCAGCCCTGTACGACAGGTCGTACCGGCAGGCGATACAGGAAGCAGAGAGGAGGGGGTAGATGGACAGCAACACCGTCATCCGTCGCCTGACACAGATTCGCAACAGGTGGACGGAGGATTTGGAGCACTTGGGGGCGCTGCTGACGAATCTGGAGGCGGATGGCCTTACGCCGTCCTCGGAAGGCGAGGGGCCGGCATTGAGCCCGATGTACTTGGACGACAGCGGGCAATGGAAGAGCCGCGCGTCCTCGGCCGCAGAGGCGACGGCATCGAGCCCGCCTCGCATGGCACAGGCGACATGGGAGTTCTGGAAGTCGCTGATTCTGGAGCATGGGCAGCGGCTGGAGGCCCTGGAGGCGTGGCGCAGGGAGCAGGAGGCTTCCCGGTCGAGGGACGAACTGATCTGCCCACAGTGCCACTGGCAGGACCAGGAGTCGGCGTTTACCCGTGTTGGCCCGCCGACCTCTTGCCCGCCGTCGCCGCCGTCGCCGAGTGCGAAAGCTCAGGCGACCCAACGAATATCTCCCCTGACGGTCAGAACTGGGGACTAATGCAGTTGAACGTGATCCATAAGGCCCGCGCCGCCCGCCTCGGCTACTCATGGGAGGAGATGCTAGAGGCTGGCCCGAACCTGTGCGTGGCCTACGATCTGTGGCTGGACCAAGGGTGGGGGCCGTGGAGCTGCAAGCCGTGAGGAATGAACCGTGAACCAACAAGAGCCTGTGATCCTGGGCATCGGACTGTGCTACGCCACGGTTTGTTCGCCGCTATCGGCGGAAGAGACGGAGACGTGGTTCTGCCGCCGCGAGATAGCGGGCACGACGAAGGGGTGGAGCCTGTCAGACGATAAGGAGTTCTCTGACGGCACTCCCCAGCCGTGTACGTGTGACAAGGACCCGACGCGAAAGCACTACCTGTTTGATTGCTAGGCCGTGGGGGTGTAAGCCGTGAGGAGTGAGCCCATGCAGGATGAGGAATCTGTGACCTTAGGCATCGGGCAGGTGCGCGACCAGATTGGCCTCATAACCCAGGCAGTCGAGCAGATGGACCTAGAAGGCTTCCTGGCGATGATTGACAGAGCCGAGATACTAGGCCCGCTGCTTGAGCCTCGTCAATGGGAAGCTTCAGAGGACGGGATGGCTGAGTGGAAGCTGGCTGCCCAAGCCCTGCTCAAGTTTCAGGAGGCAACTCGGCCATCGCTTGAGGCTGCCAGACAGAAACGTGGCCTGCCCGTGACGGCGGCCGGAGGTGAAGGATGTGGTATGAAGACTTGCTCTGGGGCTGGTGGAACGGGGCCAGCGCCCTCATTGTCCTTGGGCTCCACATAGGGGGACTGAAGGAGAATTGGCCCATTTGGAATGAGGCACGAGCCGGAGTTTGGTACGCCCTGGGCTTCCTTAGTGGCGTGGGCGGATTGGCAACAGGTGTAACATCACGCGGTAGCAGCCATGACCACTAACCCCGACCCCATGACCCGCGAGCGGCTGGCGGCCATGAAGACGCGGATTGACCAGAGCCATATCGAGCCTGGCCCGCACCTAGAGGAGTGGATTCAGGACATCTTGATTGGGGACCTGCCCGCCCTCGCCGCCGCCTACGAGCGGGCCGTGGAGGCGCTGAGGGCGTTTGGGCGTATAGCTACTAGCTATAAGGGGCCGCCCCACAATGATACTGACTGCCTCTTGGCACGATGTGATCCCGCTGGCGGCAGCGACCTTGTCATCACTCTCGCTGATGTCCGTGCTGCCACCGCCATCGTGCGGGAGTGGGAGGGGGAATAATCCTTCGCGAGCTGGCACTGCTGGAGAAGTGGGGCGACAAGCGGCAGGAGTTGGGGACCGAAAGGGGGCTACAGTGAGACTTTGGGCACTTCCAGGACGATGGCTTCGGGATTGGCGTCGTCGCCGTGCCATCAATCGGGCTGTCAGGGAAGGCTATCATCTGAACCGCAACGAGTTTCAGGCTACCGCAGAAGCTGTTGATGCCTTCGGCGAAGCCCTGGAGCCGTACGCGGGCCAGTTGAAACCCTCGGAAGAGCCCACACAAGGGGACAAGTATGAAATTGGCAATTGTCTCTGAACTGAACTTGGTCGGCGGCTCTGGCTACACGACCATCAGCCGCGCCGTCGCCGCGCCATTTGCAAGTTGGTACTGCGCGAGCGGTTGCTTACCGCCAGACGAGGCCGGTCATGATTGAGGTGCTGACAACCTCTGTAGTCCTCTGGGTCATCATCGTGGGTGTCATCAAAATCTGGAAGGCAGCGCTAGGGCATTGAGGAGATTTTGTAATGGAGACAGCGGGGCAAGTGATCATCTTCATCGTCTTAATTGTTCTGGTGCTATCAATCTCGGCGTTCTTATTCGCAACTGCTTTGTACATTTGGAAGGAATAAGAAGGATGCAGCCCAAACAGCGAGAGCGAATCACAACTCCGAATGACTTCTTCTGGGGGGCTAGGCACCTAGCCAATACCTACAGGCTGGGCCTTGAGCCCAAGTTTGAGGGGGCGCTCAAGCAGCAAGGGCGTTGGGAAGAGACGAAGCAGAACCTGGAGATGATCCTGGATGCCCTAGCGCCTTACGAGGATGAGGAGGAACCTCATGCCATACCCGTTTAAGAAATGGCCAATGTTCTTCGCCTTTGTCGGGATAGGTATGATCCTTTGGCCTGGTCCCGATTGGTTTGGAGCACTTGGCTTGGCTGTCTCGTCTTTTGCTTCTGGCTATGGGATGCGAGATGCTGGAGGATTCGTTCTCTTTAATGCGCAGCTCCGTCGCTTCATGCGACTGCCAGGGGCCAAACCGTGACGGGTGTGGTCTAAATGACGCCAACACTGGTAGTGCCACTGCTGAGACTGCAGGCCTGTCCAAGATGCACAGGGACGCTTACTAAAGAAAGCGACAAGTGGGGCCAGTACTGGACCTGCCTGCAGTGTGGTTATGTGGATGAGGTGGGGAGGTCAGAACTGTACCGTAGGCGGGAGCCGGGGAGAAAGCTGTGATAAAGTTTCTGCTGCACCCGGTCTGCTGGATTCGTCGTTATCATCATGCTGACTTTAGGGGTGTTAAGGAATGCCCCTGGCGAATGGTCTGTAGAGTGTGTGGAGCTACAACAAATGACGCTCGAAGCAATCTCCATTGGTGGCGGCGGTCATGATTGTTTTAACTGATACATTGGAAATTGTCATGGCTTCGATATTCGGGGTAGCAGCCACCCTGCTTTTCTTTTGGGCAGTTGTGGGGGCTGATTAGGCATGGAGACGCAGAAATTGGAGTCTATCAATGGACTCATACCTATCTGGAGGCGACCTTACTATCGCTGCGACGATTGTGAGGTTGAAGAGCCACCATGTTACCAAGTGGCTTTCAAATTGCCGAGTCAAGAGACAATCACCATTCTATTGAGTGAGGGTGATTTGCTATGGCAGAGACAGGGCTGGGAAGCACTTCGTGGCATGGTTCTCCTAGAGAGGCTGAAGTCCACATCCTGCCCTAAAGGCGATCATGAGTGGTGGCGCTGGCGATTCAAGACGAAAGAGGAGATGCCTGCCAAGGTCTACCAATCAGCTCCTACCTGTCTTGAAGGCCACGGAGGGAGCGCCGAATATATCGTGCGCTGTGCTCACTTTGCTGGCCGTTCGGTGACGCTCTATTACCTATCGACCTACAATGGACCGACGATCTATTACCAAGGCCATCAAGGTGAATCTACTGAACTCCATGAGGCCCCAAACGAGCAGGATTGTTTCCGGGCTCTTGTCGAACGGATGGAAAGGGATGATCCACCTCGCAATCATATATGCCACCTATGGGTCGCTGACCCCCAAGGGGGCGGTCAGGGAATTGGCCGGTGTGGGCCTGATTGTTGGGCTGGCACTTGTGAATTGAAGGGCTACCACGGCCAAGTCGGTGGTGGCGTCCTGCCTACCAGCCGTGCTGGTTGGTGGCGACGTTTGCTAGGCAGATGAACGCCGTTGTGAGCATGGTCAGGGCAGTGGCGAGCGGGTGCCCGCTCACCTGCCACGACCCACTGCTCTGGCTTCCAAACAAAAGGAGCAGAGATGGGTGACATAGAAGTCCGTCCAGTAACGGCTTCTGATTACAAAGGCAACACCGGGCTGATACGGCTGTGCTGGCTATTGCTTCCTCACTACTCCTCTTGGTGGCCTGTTTCTGGTGGGGGTCCAAGAGGCACAGATCGCTGTACGGTTTGTGGACGACTTTGTAGCTGGGACCACAAAAGCCCTGGCAAGAGAGTCAGAGCTGGGCTACCTGAGAAGTGTTTGTGGTGGAGACATTGAGATGACAAAGCTGACTCACGCAGGCAGACGACAGCGGGCAATTAGTGCTCGTAGGCGACATCAGATGTGGGATCATCAGGCTCGCAAAGACGCTCGGAAGGTGGCTGGTGATGGAAAGGACTACGTGCGGTGAAATTACCCCTTTGGTTCCTATGTGAGAGGCGGCGGAGGGTGGAGGCTAGGTTGAGGGAGCACCACTACGCTGACCCTTGGCCCCCTTATGTAGACCGGCTCTTCAGGGCCGTAGGGGCCATCGTCGAAAGCGAAGCCATTCTACTCGCCTTGACAGACTTCGCGGCATCAGTACCTCATAATGCTTGGGGATTGAATGCTAGCGAAGAAGTTGTAGAACGGTTCAAGGAACTCCAGGCAGCCTACGATGGTGTGCTCTTGATAGACAGTCCAGACAAGGCTTCAGCGGTTGCTGCTAGGCTGCTCAAGGTTGTGTCGCCACAGGAAACTGAAGCTAGGCCGCAGGGCCTTCGGGATAAGCAGCTTGGACAAACGGCCCATGAATCTCCAAAGTCAAACTGCCAAGCGGGAGCCTGAGGCTTTTGTGATAAAAGCCCTCAGTCTTGTGGGTGGTCTCAATGTTTTCCCACCGTTCTAGGGTTTCCTCTAACTTTTTGTATTCCTCGTATTCCAAGCGAAGATAAAGCACCGGCATTTTGTCCATCCTTTCTTTTTACCCGCAACGGGTCCAACCGCAGACCCGGCAGGATAAACAACCCTCTTGGATAGCCACATTGGCCCCGCCGCATTGTGGGCAAAGTGCACCCATAGGGGCAGGGGGACTGCCGGAGACCTGGAGAAACATCTGCTCCAGGAGATGCCCAACATAGTCGGGAACGCTGGTCGCAAAGGGTATCTCTGGGTTCCCAGTCAGACCGGCAGGATCGAAAGTCGTGAACCGGAGTTTCTCGACGATTTTCTCCAGGGGCACTCCGTACTGAATACCAACACTAATTAGAGTCGCAACGAGGTCTGCCCAACCCCGAATGGTCGCCCCTTGTTGATTGATAACAATAAAGACCTCTCCTAAACCCTTGTCTTCATAATGCCCCAGTACCACGTAGCCATCCTGGCCCCCCACGGTGAATTTGTGAATAAGGGCGGGCCTTTCGCGGGGAAGCCGCCGTCTCCTGTTTACCTCTGTCTCCGGCTGGACAACAATCGGTGTCGATCCCAGAGTGGTCAGGACCTGCCCCTGGCGACTGTTGTCCCGGTAGACCGTGACTCCCTTGCAGCCGAGTTCCCAGGCCCGGAGGAAAACCTTCATTACATCCTCGGCACAAGCGGTCTCTTTGAGATTCACGGTTTTGCTCACCGCTTGGTCTGTAAACTGCTGGAAGGCAGCTTGATGAAGAAGATGCCATTCAGGGTCGATTTCCAAAGCGGTCTTTGCTTCGGTTTTGTGAGAAACTTTCAATCTGGTTCCATCCGCCATCAGGTGGTTGTAATCCGAAGACCAATGGGGTTCGATGCCGGCCGAACATCCAGCAATAAGAGAAATAGTGCCGGTAGGAGCGATGCAAGTGCGGGCGGCGTTACGGTGGGTCGTGGAGGGTGAGTACGCCGAGCGCCCTTCGAGGACCAGCGCCCGGTCGGCGTCTTCGGCGTGCCCCTGGATGAAGGCCATGAGCTCCCCGGCCTTGGCGACTGCCTCTTTGGAATCGTAAGGAATTCCCTGGGTGGCCAGCAAGTCGGCCCAACCCATGACGCCGAGGCCAACCTTGCGGGTTCGGGCTACCGCCGCCGCAATCCGCTCGTCGGGCCAGTCGTTGGTCGTTATCACATCGTCAAGGAAGCGCACCGCCAGCTTTACATCTCCAGCCAGCCGTTCCCACTTCATGCCTCCCTGCCAATAAGCCGCAACGTTGAGGCTCCCAAGGTTGCAGGACTCATTAGGGAGCAAAGGCACCTCACCGCAAGGGTTCGTAGCCGAATAATTCCCATACTCTGGGGTTGGATTGTAACGATTAGCCGTGTCGATGAAAAAGCAACCCGGTTCCCCCGTGGTCCAAGCCCCCTCAGCCATGATGCAGAGTAAAGTCCGCTCTGGGGTCTTTGGCTGGGCCGCCTTCCTCATGAACTCGTCGGTGAGGGCCACAGAAAGGTTGAAGCTATAAATGGAGTCTGGGCTCTCCCGCTTGCAAGTGACAAACTCCCCGATGTCTTTGTGGTCACAGCGGAGCACCGCCATGTTCGCGCCGTTCCGCTTGCCGGCCTGCTGCACCATGGTGTTGAGGCTATGGAGATGTCGGAGGACAGACACGGGGCCACAGGCTTTACCGTTGGTGCTGCGGACCCTTTCGGTTCGGCTACGGATGTTTGAGAGGTTGAAGCCACAACCCCCGCCGTATTTGAGGATTTTCCCGGCCCGTGCTGCTGTCTCGAGAATTCCCTGGAGGGAGTCTTCGATGTCGAGCACAAAACAGGCCGAGAGAGTGCCGGTGATCCCGGCATTCATGAGAGTCGGTGAGTTGGGGAGGAACCGGAGGGAGGACATCAGCTCGAAGAATTTCTCCTCAGCCCATTCCCGTTTGTCCGGAGGCTCCGCTTGGGCTACTGCGTGAGCCACCCGCCGGAACATACCCTCTGGGTCTTCGATAAGGTTGCCTTCGGGGTCGCGTCGGAGATATCTCTTTTCGAGCACGGTCAGGGCAGTGTCGGTTAAGGAAAGCATCATGCCTCCAACAACAAGTCATATCCGCCCCACCACCAGGACTTCTTCCGTTCAAACCGAGGTTGAAACCGCTGGGAGTTCTTTCCCTATGCAAGTCCAGCCCGGTCTCTGCTTACGTGCGAAGAGCTCGAGATATGGGCCGGGCAGTAAGTTCTCGACTAAGTCGAAAAAGGCTTCTGGTTTCCCGCTGTGGCAGCCGGTATAGGGAGCCTCAAAGATCGAACGAACGTTCTTGACTTTGGGCATGGGCAGCTTCCGGACTCCTACAAGACAGGTTTCGTGAGCGCCCCGTAGGAGCAGGCCCATACCGAACCAGTCCTTGCCTCCGGTCGTTTTCTTATGCCACACTAATTCTGATTGTGGGCGAAATCCCCAAACTTCGCAGACTAAGATAGCTTCTTTCTGTATGGAGGCTAATCGCCATAAAAAGAGTACGCAGTAGTCCGTAAGCGGAGGCAATGGGAAAGAGCAAATATCGTCCAGTGACATCAAATCGTAGTGGAGGTGAGAAGCTTGTTTATTGCCCCAGCGAGGGGAAATAGGCCTGGAGGGCCATGGGGGGTCCGAAACGATCACGGAGAAACGCTGCATCGTGCCAATCTCTTCTTGGTGTCCTCTAAGTATTCGGCTTGGGTATCAATGCCGATGGCCCGAAAGCCCAAGATACGTGCTGCTTCTATCGTTGTCCCACTGCCACAGAAAGGATCGAGTACTATACCATTTGGTGGCGTCACGAGTGTTATTAACCACTTCATTAGGGCCAGCGGTTTTACTGTGGGATGATTCGAACCGTTGCGCTCGGAAGGAGATGCCTTGGCGCAGTAGAAGAAACGGGAGGATTTGCCGCTCTGGGCGTCCAGCATGGCGGCTGCCTCTTCGTCCAGCACCAGGTTCGCGGGCCAGCGGCCCACAACGGCATGTCCTAAGTAGCCACTTATGTTTTGTGGTGCAATGGACGTGGGGGACAAACCATCATTTCCAGCAGGGGGAAGAAACCGCTGTTCTGTTCCTATTCGGCACCTGCCGATGTTAATCCCGCCGGTGCCCCACCTCAGCACGTTGGCGGCGATGCCTGGCTCCGACAGCGGCTTGCGGGCCAGGACGATGGGTTCCCAGGCGGGCTTAAGGGCACTTCCCCAACCTTCCCACCGGCGGGATGCGTCGGTAGCGGGCAATGTTACCCTTACAATTGGACCAAACCCTTTGCCGACCTCTTTGCCGCACATCCTTTTGTTTCCTGTGCCTGGGTGCTGGCCGACGACCTCCCGCTCCGCCCCCGCCGCCTTGTCTATCGCCTTGCTCACGTCCAGCGACTTCGGGAAGCCGGAGCCGTAGAACCAGCCGAGCGTGTCCCGTATCTCGAATCCTGCGTCTTCGATAGCGCACCAAAGACGGTGATGGGTACGCGTCCCACCCATAACCAACAAAAACCACCCGGTTTCAAAGCACGGAAGGCAGCCAACCAAACAGGGATACAGGGAGTGCCCTGGTCCCACACCTTGATGGTGTCCATGAACCGAAGGCCATATGGCGGGTCTGTTACAATGGCGTCAACACTGTCAGCGGGGCGTTCTGCCAAGACGCTCTGCATGTCACCGTGATAAAGGATGACTTTCTCGTCATTAGCTACCCAATGGAGGGTTGCCTCCCCACCACTTGTTGGAATCCCAAGCTCACCCATTTGATCGGTACCCCCAAGTCTTGCTCCAGAAAGGCAACCCGTGCCTCGGCTTCGTCATCCAGGCGATCCGCTCCGGCCAGGTGGGGCCACCAATAATCCGCGAAACTCAGCCAGATCGCAGTCGGTGTGCAATGCCGGATAGCCGTCCGGGCCAGGGCGTAGTCCCACTCGCTGACCCTTCTTGTCTTCTTGGTGACCGTCGTCAATTCCGGCTTGACGTACCCGCCGGTTCGCTCAGCCAGCTCTTCCCAAGTGATCTCTTTGGGCATCCGGCCCGAAGGCCCGGCGATGCGGATGGGGTAAGTGCGGAGAACCATGATGATTTCATGAGGCCAAGTCGTCGGAATGCCTGCGTCGTTGAGAACGGCCGCCGGGGTAATGTCGCGGGAGGTGCAATTCGGATAGTAACCGCTGCGCGTTAGGCTGAGGAAGAATCCCTGAGTGGACTCGACGAAGATCGGCCGACCTCGCTTATGCTCTGCCCAGAGGAGGTCTGGGACATCGGCAAGGTACGGTCGGAGCTCTGCCCAGTCCTTGGCCAGTTCCGCCTGCCTGATCACCCGGTCCGCCTGGCAGGCCCCGACCCCCTCTTTTGTCGAGCCGATGCTTTGGGACAGGCCGAGGGCGCTTTCCCGGCGCTTGTGTTCCTCTGACACGATTGCGGCATTCGGATCGATCCAGAGTCTCCCTACAAGACGGTTCTTCCGAGGGGAGCCGGAACCGCCGTAGAGGGCCTTCTCAACGAAATCGATTTCATTCCTGAGCACTTCTATGTCGATGAGTGCGCCGGGGCCAATACAAAGGTCTGCCTTTTCATTCCCCCAAGCCACGGGGACCTGACGCATGGCGAAGGTTTGGCCGTTGTAGCGGAGCGAATGGCCAGCTTGAGGCCCACCGGTTCGGACAACCACGGGCGCTTGACAGCGCTGCGCGTCCGTAAGATACGCAACCGCAGCGCCTTTGCCCTCCGAGCCGTACTGGCCCCCAATGATGATTCGAACTGGTTCTGAATCCATAAAAGCCTCTACCCTCCTTCGTTCGGGGTTAATTCATTGCCCCAGCAGGTCCATCCGGGCCGCTGTCGCCTTGCGAATAACTCAAGATACGGACCGGGCAATTCTCGTTCGATGCGGTCCTGCTTTTCTGTACCGTACCCCGGCGCGTGTGGGGGGAGGATAAACCCAAGGCGGGTCGGCGACTACGACAGCAAAATCGGTCAAGCAACCACTCCCCATTCTTTCAATTCGCTCCAGCGGTCCCCGATTGTTACTTCTACCCGGAGTGGGCAGGTCCACCCGTCCGTCGGGCCGGGAGAAGTTAAAAGTGAGGCAAATTCAGGAATGTGACAGAGTTCCGCTTCTGGGAGGAAGATCAGTATTTCGTCATGAATCTGTAAGGTAATACGCGCCCGCAATCGGCGTTCCTGAATGTAGTCGTCTACCGCAAGCATACCCCGTTTGACGACCGAAGCAACCCCGGCCTGGATCAGAGTGTTGAATGCCTTATGGGGGTCGGATAACTTTTCGTTAGTGAACCAGAATCTTTGTCCCGACCAAATCTTCACGTAGCCCCGCTGCTTTGCCGCCCTCTCCGCACGTCTCATCATGTCGGGGAACCTTGGAAATCGTCTGTGGAACGTCGCCCGCCAGACAGCAGCTTCCTCCGGACTCACCCGTCGTTTGAGTTCCTGCGTTAAGGTGACAGCCAGAGTTATGTCCCCGGCTCCGTAGATACCGCCACCGAACACTACCCGCTTCGCCCCCCGCCGTGGCATGTCGAGAACCTTTGCCACAGCCCCATGGACGTCCCCATTTGGGTCGTTGAGCTCGGAAATAAGACGCGGGTCTTGGGTGTAGTGGGCCACTATCCGTATCTCGGCTTGCGAGAAGTCGAGGCTTACCAGTTTCCAACCCTCTGGGGCCACCACGATTTCTTTGACACGATAAATATCTTCGTCATAGGCTGGCACCGCCTGGAGGTTCGGGTCTCTCGACCGCAGCCGCCCCGTCCGGGCGAATCCCCAAGTGTCGGCAGCGGCTCGGCCCCCGGCAGACCCAAAGCTGGTATGCACTCTTCCTCCCCCGGCCCGTGCGTATTGGCGATAAGGTCGGAGCCAGGAGGTGAGGACCTTGGAAAGCTGTCGGGCCAGGATAACTTTGTTGAGGATGGGGAATTCGTCGGCGCGAAGGACCAGTTCGATTTCTTCCGTGGAGTCGTCGAGGGGGACTTTGAGCCAGTCGCACAGATGCTTGACCTGGGTTGGGGCATTTGGGTTGAATCCGGGCCGGTAGGCTTCGGATAGTTCCTTGCAGACTTCGATGTAACGTTGCTCGTGAGAATGTTCTATTTCTTTTAACCGATCAAGGTCAACCAACAATCCTTCCATAGACATCTTAGCCAGAAGCTTTACCCAACGCATCTCTTCGTCGATCAGCCCTTCGTAGCAGGGATCAATGGAAAGGATGCGTGGGAGCAGGTACTCACGCAAGTGCCAAGCGAGTTCGGCATCGCGCTCCGCGTAAGGGCCGATGACTTCCAGGGGCACGAAGTCGTAGCTGGCCTTCGGGTGGGCGACCAGCCAGGTGTCTAGTAGGTCTTTTTCAGCCCGGAGAGCTTCGTCCTTAAATAGGGTGATGGCCAGGGGCTTTAGAGCGTAGCTGTCTAAATCGTTCCGCCAGAGAAAGCTCGCATATTGAGTGTCCCAGACCGGGGCGCGGTAGGGATCAATCCCTTCGACCGAAAGAAAAGGGAGGTCGAAGCTGAGGTTATGCCCGATGATCAGGACGGAGCCGTCGAAGAGGGGGGCCAATTCCTGGATGATGGATTCGGGGGCATTCTCAACGAAGAGGCCTTGATGCCTTACTGGGGCGTAGAAGCCGCCGAGTTTGGGGTGATAAAGGGAAAACCCACAGAGACGGGCTCCTTCCGAGGACTTAAGCCCCGTGGTTTCTGTGTCGAAGGCGCATTCGCCGAGTTCTCTGGCGGAGGCAACATAGGAATGAAGTTGGAGCGGATCGGTGAGGATCATGAGCGGTCGGGCGAAGGAGCCAAAGAGACGAGCCATCCATTGAGCTCGTCCAGGCCGATACCTAGCGCCGCCGCTAATCTCCTACTCATGGCAAGGGAAGGAGTCCTTTTGCCCTGGAGGAGCAGGCTGACATAAGAAATACTACAGCCGCACCGCCGGGCAAGTTCGGCCCTAGCTCCGAACGATTCGAAGGCTCTCAGGTCCAACGTCTTCACAGCCATAGGGCTCCACCTTTATTGTAACGCCGGTCAGGAGAGGGTTCTCCGTGTAGGTCTTCAAGACTTCCAATTTGACAACTCGGGCGTCATCCACCAGAACCAGGGGTAAACACTGTCTCCCGGTCTGGAGGAAAAGCCCGTCCAGGGTGGCCCTGGCCAGCTTATCAATATCGGGCTTTGTGGCTGGGACTTCGAACATCGGCTTCTTGGGCCGCAGCAGGCGGAATTCTAAGACTACTGCTGCCGGTCCTGCCAGCCAGGGCCGGGAACTCAGGGGTATCTGCTCCGAGATTACCGACCTTACCCTGTTCGTCCACCGGGGTCCTTTCTGCCAGCGGATAGCCGGTCTCCCTCCCAGGCTAATTACCTTCGGCGACCCGGCTGGTTCCGGCTCTCCCGGCACTACCGCTTCGAAGACCTCTCTTGTCATCCCTCTCAGTATAGCACAGCCCTAGACTCGGTGTCAAGCCCTGGAGCCTTCAACATGCCGGGTAGCATATTGAAGGGGTCAACGGCATGTCCAATGTTCCTTCGTTTTTCACATCCGGCCCTGAAATACTTGACAGGGAGTCAAGGTTCTGGTATAATAGTAATGTAAGAGAGGAGAGGAAAACAGAAAAAGGAAGCGCAGGGGCAGGCAGGCGGAGAGCCGACAAGCCCACACACAAGAAGGCCAAGCGACATGCCGCGCAAGGCGCAGGCTTGGAAGTCCCGGAATACCGGGGCGAGGCGTCCAGGGATAGAGGGGTGGATGGCGCGACTGCTCAAGTCGTAAAACCAGAGATGGTTCCGGCCGAATGCCGCCACCCCCGCCCTGCTGAAGAGCCCCAGAAGGGCGAAACGCCAAAGGGAGAAGAAGATGAAATATGGTGTAAGGAAAGGAGCAGTGAAGATGGTCAAAGGACGACCCTTCAGGAGTGGAAAGGTTGAAGTAGTGGTCTGTCGTAGTTGCGGGAAGCGCACGACATCGGGCATCGAGGGCCATGTCCACGATGCGGCGGTGGAGTACGGCTACTTCTGGCCGAGAGGATGTGAACAGTGCCGGGCAGACGCCGCAACAAAGACGGGTTGAAGTCGAAACCGCTCGCAAGAGCGGTCCAGCGAGAATGGCCGCTCGCTGCTGATGAGACAGGCCGAAGGAGAGAACGATGGAACGAACCAGCAAGCAGGTCACTGAGATGATCGAGCAGGTACAGGTCGCTCTGGAGTCCGCCAGCAGCGAGGACGTTCACGCGGCGCTCGACCGCGAAGGGCTGGACGAGGGGGACCTCGGAGAGGTGGTGGACGAGCTGACCCAATGGGCGTTGGAGACTGGAATCACCGGCCAGGGTGCTGTGGAGCAATGGCTGGCGGGTGAAATTCCAGAACCAGAAGGAGAATCCGATCCAACCGTCGGCAGTCACCCGGATTACCCGAATCGATAGCGGGGAAGGAGTCCTGAAGATGGCCAAACTCGGAACCCCAATTGCCCGGTGGCATAAGGACAGGCCCGGCGGCGGGGCGATTGATTTCGCTCTCAAAGAGGACGGCTGGCTCATCCGGCGGATGACCTACGTCTCCAAAGGACTGGGTCGCTGGTCGGACGGGTGGAAGCGCTACCGGGTCGCGCCCTCCCTGGAAAAACTCCGGGAGATTCTGGCGGAACAGGGATTCGAGGAGGTTCGATAGGCGGCTCCTGCCGCCTGACGCACCCCTTGAAGGCAGGGGGCGGGTGAGCAGGCAGGAGAAGGACGATGAAGGCACAGACAGCCAAAGACTTTGCGAAACATCTCCAAAAGGCGGCGCGGGGCTATAAGGGCGCGATCTACATGGCGACCAACAACTATAACCCGTTCAGCGACGCCGACGAGATCGCGAAGGAACTCAAGAAGATCGCCCGCGACATGGGCGAGAAGGAGAGCGACTACTAGCCCCTACGGGCGGCTCCCGCCGCCTGCCATGCCCACTGACCGCAGCGGGCATGGGAAGAAGCAGGAGGGGATACGATGACACGAGATGAGGCAGTACAAGCAGCCAAGCAAGCAGGGTTCTCACAGGTAGAGACCTACGGTGGTCCAGTGGCGCTTGATGACTGGACGCCATACGGCAAGCGGGAGGGCCACACGATAAACTTCCGCCTATACGAGGACGGCACAATCCACGAGACGGTGCCAGCCATCTTCGGAGATCACGACAACCTGGCAACCGGCATTTGGCACTTGTCCTAGCACCCCCCGGGCGGCTCCTGCCGCTCGACGCGCCCCTGATGTTCGGGGGCGGGTGAAGAGGCAGGAGGGTGAGATGATCAAGACGGCAACATGGCGATGCCCACACTGTCAATTTCCGGCACGACAGGAGATCAAACTCACGTCTACATCGCTGCAAATCACTTGTACCCGATGCGGTATCGTAACCAAACATGGCAGCTAGTCGGCGCTCGCCCCTGGGCTGAGGAAGTCGAAGGCAAGTGGGCAGGGAAGGTGACCTGAGACGCGGCGCGAAACCCCTTGCGCGGTCACAGGAGCCGAGACCAGAATCCCGTCAGTAGGCTCTCAGCTCAGGGGCCAGGGCCGGAAACTCTCAGAGAGGGATACTTGACAGAGAGTCACGGCTGTGCTTTACTTAAGGAGGTGATGGATGAGACAATGCGGAGAGGGAAGAGAAGCAATGATCACCTGTGCAGCATGTGGAGCTTATCATGCCTCAATGAGCATGCTGGAGGTACCGGGGCGGGGTCTTCTCTGCCAGCGGTGCGCAAAGAGGGCAGTAAAACACTTGCCCAAGAAAGGAGTCCAAAAGATGACTCTGGAGAACAACATCCGGCAGTTGGAGATCGAGAAGGAGGCAACCGAACAGGAACTCGTGGAACTGGAGCAGAATGGCGCTGACGGCCGGGCCGTGGCTGGGAAGCGCCGGCGGTTGGAGGCGATCAACGAGCGCCTCAACGCCGCTCAGGCCACGATGGAGGACCTACAGGCGGAACGGCTCTGTGCATGCGGTTGTGGTGTGGTCACCAAGAAGACTTGGGCTCCCGGCCACGACGCCAGACTCAAGGGCGCACTCGCCCGACTCGAAAACGAAGAGACCACCTGGGAAGCGATCCAGGAGCAGTTCTCCGCCGCCGTCCTCCAGAACCTGATGATCTGCTCCTGCTGCGGCAAGCAAGCGGTCGTGCATGAGTCAGGCATGGGTCCGGTCTGTCGGGCCGGTAGGTGCAAGTGCCAGGGAGTCGCCGCTACCCCGGCTTAAAAGGTTCGCCATGGCAGAAAAGAAAGAACCAACTACGACGACTGAAGTCATGGTCCGCAACGGCCCTGGGCTAAACCCGCTGCTGCTGCGGGCCAAATTCCCCAAGGATCTGATCACTAAGGAGGCCGTCGGCCAGTTTGTGGCGGTCTGCCTGACTACAGGTCTGAACCCTTTCCTTGGGGAAATCCTACCCATGCATGGGCGTCCCTATGTCACGGAGCAAGGCTGGCTCAGGCTTATTGAGCAGCGGTGCCCCGGCCAGAAGGTTTACGACGAATGTCACCTCGGCACCAAGGAGGAAGCCGAAGAATTGGGAATCCGCTCTTCCGGTTGGCTGGCCCTAGCCGAGGTTCACCGAGTCTTCCCGGCCCATCCCGAACGAGAGGTCGTCTTCAAGGACACGGCTTTCCTTTCGGTGACGCGGGTCCGGTCGGCAGACCGGCATCTGGCCGCCGTCCATGAGGAGCCCTGGAGGCTGGCCCTTAAGACCGGCCGGATTCGCTGCCTCCGCCGGGCCTTCCCCGATGTGCTGATCACCGTCAGCAACAGCAATTACCCGCTTCTAGGTACTGAGGAACTGCCCGAAAGCACCGCACTGCCGGAGTTGGAAGCACCGACCGAGGACACCGACACAGCAGAGCGTTCTCGATTCTTCGCCCGGCTTCGTGAGCACGGCTGGACCCACAAAAGCGAAGAGCTGGGGCGGCTGCTGAACCTGCCTTCGGTGGAAGTCGGGGCGATTCGCGCCTACTGGTTGCCGAACCGGTCTTGGGTTGACGCCAACGAGCGGATCGACCGGCTGGAGGAACTCATAGCAAGGGGCTTCACTGTCAACGATGCCCTGGCCACGGTGGACATGGAGAACAAGAAGGTGCAATCATGAGCATGATCGCCTGTCTCCGTTGTAAGACTGTCGTCTGGGCCTATGACCACGAACCTCGCAGCCTGGCTGGGGTGATGAATGGCATGAAGATGCCCTGCCCCAAGTGCGGCGAGGTGGCCTGCTTCGATGGGTGGAACGTCTGGGATGAGTGGCAAGAGATGCGCAATGCCGCCGCTCGTGAAGGCCTGGCCTGGGAGCCGGACGGAGAGTGTCGTTGGTTTGGGGAGAAGACAACGGGCATCAGCGCCATGCTGAAGGGCGAGGCGGTGCCCATCTTCGCGCCCCTTGCCGATGACCGCTACGACGCCGCGCACCCGGAAGAGGAGCGCGATGGCGGGCTGGGTTCCGGTGATTGGATGGAGGAGCGCACGTCATGAAGCTTTACGAACTCACTGGCTCTTATATCGAGGCGCTCCGGGCCATCGAAGAAGCCGAAGATGAGGTTGAAGCCGGGCGGTTCGAGCAGTTGGCAGAGGGACTCCAGGAGGCCATCGAGGAGAAGGCCGAGAACCTTTGCAAGCTCATTCGAACCATCGAAGTCGAGGGGGTCGGCCCGATCCAGCAAGAAATCATGCGCCTGCAGCGGCGGAAGCAGACTCTCGAGAACTCAGCAAAATGGTGGCGGGACTACCTGGAAGGCCAGTTACGTGACATCGAAGGTTACCGGGCAAAAGGCCCACTCTTCACAACCTGGCTCCAGAAGTCGCCGCCCTCTTGCGAGGTCACGGACGAAGATGCTGTAGCTGAGGAGTGGAAATATCAACCGCCCCCGGTAATCCGCCGGGATGAAATCCTAAAACACTTCCGAGAGACGGGCGAAGTCGTCCTTGGCGTGGAAATCCACACAGACAAGATGCACCTGCGGATCAAGTAAGCGTCTAAAAAGGACGCAGAAGGAGAACAAAAGTGCCCACTTACGTGCCCAAGGACCGCGAAGTCGGTAGTTTCCCCATCCTTCCACCGGACCGTTACGCAGTCCAAGTCGAGAAGATCAAGCCCGGCTGGGGGGCCACAGGAACGCCCTATCTCGGCTGGCAATTGCGGGTCTTCGATGGAGACCTGGCCGGTTCTTCTCTCTTCTTGATAACCAGCATGGCCGAAGCCGCCCTACCCTACCCGGACACCGGGCTCTGGCATGTGCTGGCGGTTCTCGGCCTCGACAGCGCCCTGGAGGAAAAGGACTTCGAATCCTTTGAGGACTTCGCCGAGGAGATGGATAGCATCGCGGCCGGGGCCACCTGCGCCGTAGACACTGACATCGATATCTACGAGAACAAAGAGCGCAACCGGGTCACCTGCGTCCGATCTCTCGACGATTATGTGCCGGACGCGATTTCCCCCGAGGTTGCGAGGAACCCAGCACCGGTTGCTGCGCCTGTTGCCCCGTCAGCCCGTTCTGCCCCGGCCGCCGCTGCTCGGCGGCCGGCTCCGGCCGCTCGTCCGGCATCACCACCCGTCCATCGTCCGGTTCCGCCCCGTGGAGGTGCGCCGGAACCGCCCTTCTAGATTGGGAGTCCCGACCCGCCGGAGGGGGTTGCCCGTTCCGGGGTAGCCCCCTCCGGGGCTCCGCTTTCAGAAGGGTTGCAGATGGCAGATCGGTTGGATTTCCTGCGTTTGTGGGTAAAAGCCACCACCGGGGGTATCTATCGAGCCTTCGCCTGGTGGGAAGGCGGTTATGGGGTCGAGAACGTTATCGACTTCCTCCGGGTAACCCCTGATCAAGAGTCCGATCTTCAGGAAATCCAAGGTCTTTTGGCAGAGCACGAGGAATTATACTTTTACCCCTCCGCCTTCCGCTTTCAGGGAACCCAGGCCAAATTGGCCTCACCTACCCCTTTGCTTTGGCTAGACCTTGACACCGCGAACCCTTCTCAATTCCCCCAAACGGTGCCACAACCCTCAGCCGTTTGGGAAACTTCTGAGGGTCATTTTCAAGCTCTGTGGTTGCTTGATCGGAATCCCCCACAAGAAGAACGAACGGCCCGCAATCACTGGCTCTACGACCAACTTAAGGACTTGGGGGCTGATCCCTCCTTCGACACCAGTCGCAGGCTCCGTCTGCCGGGGACTCTCAACCGAAAACCTCAAGCGGGGGATTGGCCTGTTCGGCTACAAAGCTTTTCCGGAATGGCCTATGCCCCCAGCCTCTTTGGGACCTCCGAAGTTGCGCCCAGCTTGGATGCTTCGGTGGTTCCGGTGCCTTCCCCCAAGGGGGAAGTCCTCCGGTGGCTCCGTGCCTGGTCCCCGCTGCTCAAAATGTGGGATGAATCCATACCAGAGGGGAAACGGTCACTCCACATGAGCCAGTTCATCTACCGGCTTCTGGTCATGGGAGTGTCTACCAAGGAAGTTTTTTCCGCTTGTTACCACGCCCGTTCGAACAAATGGCGAGACAGGCCCCAAAGGCTCTGGACCGAAGTTCTCAAGGCTGATGAACTCGTACATCGCAATGCACCTTCGGCTTCTCTCCCCTGGGCTCCGGGAACAGAGCCTAAAGGACGGACACCGGGGGTGCGACTGCAAGATGTTCCTTTGTGGGTTTTGCACGACTCCGAGGAATTGTTAGCGATCGACGCCGAAATCCGCTGGGACTTGACCGGCTTCTGGCCGAAGCGGGCCATAGGGATGATTGTTGGAGGTCCTGGCTCCAGAAAAAGCTGGGTTGCCAGTCACATGGGCCTTTGTCTTGCCACGGAACGGTCTTTCTTTCACATTAGACCGCAACGGACAGGACCGGTGATCTACCATGCCTTGGATGACCCTCCGGAGATGCTTTCCCGGCGTTATCAAAACATCTTGGAATACCTCCGGGTGGACCCGCAGGCCGAGCATGTGCCTTTCTACTGGAGCATGGGAGGATTTCATTTCGCTATCCCTGGTTGGGTTGATAAACTGCGGGAGGACCTCGAAGCCCACCATCCGGTGCTCTGTATCATCGATGGCCTTTACTTGGCCGGTTACAACCCACAAGACTGGGGTGCCTCCCTGCCGGGGATGATGGCCCCTTTGAAAGAACTCCGGGCTGAGTACGACTGCGGTTTTCTCCTGATTCACCACAAAGGGCGGTCCTCTGAGGACCGGGATACCCGGACCGCCGGGATGGGTTCGACTTTTATCGGGGCTTTCTGCGAGATCGTTTGGAATATGGAAAAAGAAGAATTAGAGGAGGGCCGTCAGAAGGTCAGTTTGAAACTGGAAGGGAAATATTCTCCGCAAAGTTCCGGCTTTGAACTCGGTTTCGGTAATGACCTTTACCGGTATGAGCCGGAACTGTCTGAGATACGCTGGAGTCCCGAGAAGACCTTGGCCCTCTTCGATGTCTGCGGGGATAAAGGCCTGACGGAGGCCCGCGTTATTGAACTCTCCGGGCAAGCCCCTAGGACGGTCAAGAGGCACCTCCGGCAATTTGAGCTCGACGGAGCGCTTGTCAGCGAGGAGCTTCGTGGGCGAAAGCGTGTGTATTACCGAGCGAATGGTAAATCGGGGGACAGGACACTCTTCTGAGGCCCATTCTGGGGGGTTCTCGCCTGCATGCGGGAGCACGCTTGGAAGGTTTCCGGGAACCGAGGAGAGGCCCTGTGCAGTAGAAAAAGGCTTCAGATAGCAGTACTCAAGAAGAGATATTTCCACGCCGGTCGCTTGAGGCCGGAAGAGACAGAAGGGAGAGTCTTGAGAACATTCGGTTTCCCACTCATGGCCGAGATCATTCCAGAGACCCCAAAGGCGCAATGCCCCGTGAACGGCGGTAGCGGCTTCTTCATCAGCCACCAAGTGCTTGACGAAGAGCGAGTGAAGCATGAGAGCATGATGGCGATGTTCCGCCGCGACTGGACAAACAACGGCCTGGAGGCAGGAACCTACTGCGTACTGCACCAGGTCCGAAATGGCTATGTGAAGCAGTGGATGTCAGACACGTGGCTGGAGCGCATGAGCAACAGTGAGTTCCTGCGGGACGCCTTCGGTGATGTCCTGCTGGCAGGTCTCGGCATCGGCATGTTGCCCATGGCTCTCTGCGCAAAGGAACAGGTGCGCTCAGTTGTGGTGCTGGAGCTAGAACCGCATGTCATTGGGCTGGTCGAGCCGCACATCAGGCATCCCAAACTGACGGTGCTGCTGGCCGACGCCTATCATGAGCCGTTGAGGGGCAAGGCGTTCGATTGCATCTATCTCGACATCTGGCAGTCGATTTGCTCCGACAACTGGGAACAGATGAAGCCGCTTCTAGCTCAGTACCGCAAGTTTCGGCGCGCCGGTGGCATCTGTACGGGCTGGCTCAAGGACTACGTGCAGCAGGAGCACAACAACGCCAAGCGACAGTCCTATTGGTAAGGTGGCACCGCCCGCCGGAAAGTGAGGGGATAGATGAGCGAGCACACACCGGGCCCGTGGTTCTATCGCACGAAGCTCAGCAGGTCTGAAAACCATAGGGGGTTCACCATTGACGACTCTGCTGGGTGGGTAGCAGATGTAAGCCCACGAGACAAAGACGGCATAGAGGGCGAGGCCAATGCCCGCTTGATTATCTGTGCCCCCAAGCTGCTGGCGGCGCTGAAGGCGCTGGAAGAGTTGTGGGGTTGGATGCCCTTCGACAGCGGGGCTGACATTCAGGAGACGGCGGAACGCCTCGCCAAGCAGGCCCGCGAGGCCATCAGGGAGGCGAAGGGACAATGAGCGAGCACACACCGACGATTCGGCTTGAGAGTTGGCCTCCTGGCCACGTGCCCAGCGGCCCGCCCTACAACCTTGGTGTGAAGGTTGGCGATGAATGGTTCGCGCTTGGCGTCATCGGCACGACAAACTTCGGCGGTCCTGGCACCGAAGATCGCCGTGCCGCTTACATGGCAGCCGTCGAGGAAACCGCACGCCTACTGCTTGCCGCCCCCAAGCTCTTGGCGGCGCTGGAGGCGGTAGATGTGTGGGCTAGAGAAGGTGAAGACGTAGGCGAAGCGACATGCGGACTTTGCCTGCCAGATTCTATGGAACCTCCAGCACCAGGCAGCGGACACCGTTTCGGCTGTCCGATGGTAAACGTCCGCGAGGCCCTCAAGGAGGCGAAGGGGGAATCATGACAGACTTGGATAAGATTCTGCGAGCTGTTGCCTTCAGCTCAGAATACAGTTCTGAATGCTCAGACCATTCTAACTGTCCTTATTGTGGCAGCTTTGCTTATGGCTGGGTCAAGCATGAGGTGAGTTGCCCGGTCACATTGGCCCGTAGGATGCTTTACGCTGAGACTGGTCTTGGCGAGGAGGAATTTGAGTACTGGTCAGAGCACTATGGGCTGAGAAGGGAGGAAGCAGAAGCATGAGTCTAATGTCGTTCTTGTTCCGCCTGGCCCGCACATCGGCCGACCTCAAGTCGCTGTCAAGCCCGAAGAAGGCTGGCACGCGGGCCAAGAACAAGCTGATAGGCCGCGCCCTCGCACGAGCGGGGGTGTGGCGGAGGTTATGGAGATAGCCATGACCAAGGATGAGCGTTGGCGAGGTCGAATGCCGTTCCGGCAGAACCGAAAGCTCTGGCCGGGGCCTTTAGCTCATCGAGGAAGGACCGGCGAACCTTCCCTCGCTAACCTCTTGGACTACGCAGATGAAATCCACCGCCAAGGGAAAGGCAAGGCAGAGGGCTCATTTACGGAACACGTGCGATCCGAGTTGCGGGCCTGGCTCACGAAGAATAGCTTGAACTGGCGTAGCCAGATCAGTTTCCAGTATAGACTCTATCGGCACAAAGTCGTCATAGTGACAGTATCGACCCCGCGAATCTATCACCACAGATTTCGAGGGAACGGTTCGAAAGGGTTTACACTGGAAGGTCGCATTCTGTCTATTGATGGCAGATTGCCAGCCTATGGTAAAGTTGGGGAGTTTGCACTCAACCGGATCATCGGCCAGCACCCCCTGCGACTGTTGGCCGAAGGGGGCGCAAAGGAGCACAAGTAATGAGAATCGTCAAGGTTGTTGACCTAACCTTCCACATCGATCATGAAGCCGAAGCAGAGATAGAGTTGGCTCTCCAAGCAGCCACACCACCTAGCGGTGTGCGGCCAGAGATAGTCTCCTGCCAGGTAATTCGGACTAGCCAAGACCCACTGCGGGTGCTGGCTTTCCTAGTGCTCGATGGTTCCGACCTGGAGAGCATTAACTACGAGTTGCCAATCAGGGAGCCAGCCGAACGGGGTGGCAGCCGGGCCAAAGGGCCGCTTTACTGAAGCGCTCCCATCAGTTACCGGATGATCGATTCAACCGGTTACTGCACCCTCACGCCGATGTAGGCCAGCGCATCTACGATTTCCTGCCATCTGTCCTCGTTGGCGAGCTTGATGAGGTTCGCCCTCACCTTCACAACGGCCAGGAATAGCTCGTCGCGTCGGAGTTGCTGCAAGTCGGCAATCAGCGCGTCCCACGGGAAGAGCAAGCCCGGGTCGGAACGCTGATTTGACACTTGGTAATGGCCCATGATGTGCTCGCGGTCCAAGGAGATCGCGTGGTAGAGGCACCGGTCCTGGATAAGCGCCACCAGCGATTTCCACTGCGGGCTGCCTACGGGCATCGTGAGGTGAACGCTGGCGGCGTAGCCCTCGATTTCCACCGAGAGCGTCTGAAGGTTCAGGTTCTTGTTCGGGTCCGCCCAAGAGGGCGCGGGCTTGCCTTGGAGGCCATTCGCCCAGGCACCGTACCGCTCCGGCACCATCTGGTAGCAGCCGCCGGCATAGGGGATGAAGTAGTGGGTGCTGGCCTGGCGGCCCGTGTCGTCAAAGTAGAGCGGCGTGCTGCCTACCGGGTCCCCAGGCTCCTCAGCGGTGTGAAGCACGAAGGCCCTGGGCTGGTTCACGAGCTGCTGCGCCTGCTCTTCGGCGAAGGAACGCGGATAGCCGAAGTTGCTTTCGTGGGCGGGCCAGGCGACCGCCATCCTGTAGTCAGGTTTGAAGTTCATCGTGCCTCCAGTCTTCTCCTCTCGGCCCGATCCCACCCAAGGCGCGAGCCAGCAAGTTTGTGATCCAGTCGGTACCCTTCGGTCCCATTCTCACTGTCCCGTCAAGGGGCAGGCTCCAGCCGGGCCACGCCCCCTGCGTCCGAAAGCCCGGCGGCGGGCACGGCCCCACCCCCTCGGCGTCTACAGGCCCCAGCGGCCCTTGCTGATCAGGTGAAGCAGCAGCCATATCTCTGTGCCCATCAGCAGGAACGTAGCAGGAAGAGCAGAACCGCCGGTATCCGCCCATAGTCCCAAAGCACTTCACTCAGCGTGTCGCGGCTCTCCTGCCCTGCGCCGTTGGCCATAGCGATTCCCTCCATGACACCGAACCAAGACGTGAAGACGATCACCGCTGCCAGCAGGCTTAACCCAAACATCGTCCAGAGGCAGTGCGGGATGTAGGGCATCATTACCCTCCGAACTTGCCTTGCAGCAGCATACCGAGAATGGCTAGGCCTACGCCCAAGACGGCCCAGATCACCCGGCCAGCGAAGAGCGCCCCTTCTATCTTGGCCCGCCAGAGTTGGAGTTCTCTGACATTGGCATTCGTCTGCGTGGTCTGTTCAAGGATGCCCCCGTGTTCCTGGCTGTTGCGCTCGGCGAACGGCTTGAACTCGTTGTCACGGAAACTCTGCCAGTCCCGCATCCTCTCCTCACGGAGTTCATTCAGCGCCCGCTCCAGGCGCGTTATCTCTGCTGGTGTCACTTCATCCTGGCCTCCCTCAGATCACCTGTACCGGCCTATATTACGCAGACCTGGACATGCTCAACATGTGTGTACGCCACCATGAATCGGTCTCCCCCAGATTACTCGTATCGGCCTATGATTGATTCCCCCTCAAATCACGTAAACTTGAGAAATTGGCAGGCGTGGCGTAGTCGCTGCCTGCACCGTGTCGATGTACACCGGCCAGTGAACTTGCTCCTTCGTGCAGCGCCACTCGTTGTCGTGGGCGGAGGCTTCTGTCTTGAGGCCGTACCAACTGCCCACGTCTGAGATCGACCAACTGCCACTCGTGCGCTCCAGGAGGACGCCCGTCGCCGTGTAGCTCGTCGGCGGCTGGCTAACCTGTACATCGGTCGCGTTCTGGCACGTCGTCCAGCCGTTGAACTTCGTGCCCACGCCGGAGACGATGCGGTGCCAGAAGAGAAGCGCAGGGGCGTAGCCCGCCACCCCATTAAGGATCACCGTATGGCCAGAGATTCCTAGATCGGCCGCCGTCTGGCCGTAGCTGGTCTGGAATTTGTTAGTGGTAGTGGCCTTGTTGTAGGTGGTGTCGCTATCGTGGGCGGACGTCTCATCCCACTCGCTGAAGCTACCCGCGCCGCCGCCGGAGGCCGTCCAACTCTGGCTCAGGTTGCTCTTCGGATATGAGTTGTAGACCTCGCCCACAGGCCAGGGGACTAGGTGGGGAGCGTCGCCCGCATCGGTGCCTATCATGCCGAAGATGTCGTCCAGGGTCACAGAGACGCCGGAGTTGACGCTGCCGATGTTGGGGACGCAGTAGACGTACTGGGCAGTGAGGGAGCCCACATCTACTGTCCACTGCTCCACGCCGTCTATCAGGAGTGCGACCCAGGAGTGCGTTGCTCCCAGAGTCAGCGGGTCGGACGAGAAGAAGAGGTGTTTGAAGGTGCTGTCGTCCGTCGCCAGCGCCGTCGCCGACCAGCCGGTGAGGGCCGTCCGGCCCGTCCAGCGGGCCGCGCCCGTGCCCAGTCGCACGAGCCGAAGCTTACCGTCGGTCCCGCATTCTAGGGCCAGGGCGCTATCGGTGTTCTCGCCAGCCAAGCAGAAGGCGTTTGACGGCGATCCGCTGAGGACAGCCTGGGCTTCCCAGGCCCCGATCGGAGTGCTGGCCGCGAAGTAGCCGACGGCCACATAGGGCGCCGTCGCGTGGCTGCCGTTGGCGTTGCAGCGCCAGGCCCCAATGCCCGTCACCTTGGGGCTAGTGACGACAGTCCAACCGGCAGCGGCCGCTGGAGTAACGGAGCCGTCCTTATCCGTCTGCTGGCTCTCGCCGCCGCAGAAGGCAACCCAGAGGACGCTCATCGTAGCGCCTTCAGCAGATCGCGCCAGGCCATCCGGTAGACCCGTGTCCCGTCAGCCTCGGTGCTCACCAGGGGCATCTTGGCGATGGCCGTCACCCACGGCACGACCTGGGGCTTGCACCAATCGACACGCAGGCGGGCCTCCAGCGTCGTTGCCTGCGGCCAGCGAGTACCCGCCTCTACGAGAGCCGCCTTGTACAGCGCCTTGATCTGCACATCGTCTGCGGCAACGCTGATCCCAGCCAAGACGAGGGTTGGTGTGACGAGTTCGGCCCAGAAGAGGCCAGTAGGCCGGTCAACCGTCGTGATGTAGCGAGCGTCGGTGACGAGCTCCCGCACCCTCTCTTCCGAGTAGCGTTGCCCGATGGAGGTAGCGCGTTCAATGACGTAGGCAAGATCGGCCAGGGTCGCTAGGCGGACAGCCATCAGCAGGTAACCTTCCTCTTATACCAGCCCAGATTCTCCGCCAGTCTCGCATCTTCGGGTTTACCAGCTAGCGCCTTCTTCCCATACTCCAACGCCTCGGCATACCTCCCCGCCTTATAGCAGGAGAGGGCCAGCGCATCCCACCGGGACCAGGAGTAGAGTCCCTGATCGGCAAAGTAACTGCTGCTAGGGTCGTAGGGAGTCGAGGCCAGGAACCAGCCAATAGCCTCGGTATACTTCTTCTGGAGGTGGGCCAGCCTGCCAAGGCGGAAGTAGGGCTCGGCCCAACCTGAATGCTCAGCTACAGCCTTTAAGTATGTCTGTCGAGCCGCCTCCTGCTCACCCAGCGCCAGCCAGGCATCACCGGCTAGAAGGAGAGCACGGGACCGTTGTATGGGCCACTTCAGCCGGGTTTCTGTCTGCATCATTAAGCTCACGAGCCCGATGCACTCGTACCAGTGCTGGTGGTAGAAGTGCTGGCGAGCTAGGTAGAAGAGTTGCCTTTCAGGTAGCCCATCCTTGAAGTTGGAGCGCAGCGCCTCAAAGATGTCTTCGTGATTCTCCCGCTTACCGCCGCTTCTGGGCATGTGCTCAAACACGATGTCGGGCCTCTCCAACCGCCCGGTCCCATTCAGCCAGTTGTGAGCTGCACCGTGCCACTTCCACTTGCCATCGTTCTTGTGGAGCATCTCCAGCCAGGAGTAGGTAGTCGCTGGCCTACCTTCAGCATCTCGCGAGAAAATGAGGAAGGGTGCGATGCCATCCAGCTCTCCAGCCTCCACGATCTCCCTGATAGTCTCTTGGCCTTCAGCCACTACCACGTCTGCATCCAGCCACAGGACGTACTCGCCAAAGCAGAGGCTTTCAGCGTAGTTGCGGGCTGCAGCAAAGTCGGAGCGCCAGGGGAAGTGACCAACACGAGCGCCACAGGACTTTGCGATCTCTACTGTCCTGTCGGTTGAGCCAGTGTCTACCACCACGAGTTCATCCCAGATGTCTTTTACTGAGCCCAGGCAGCGACTCAGAAGTTCCTCCTCGTCCTTAACGATGAGCACAACTGATAGCTTGGGACGTTTGGTGTGGCTGCTGACGACGAGGTAACGGTCCGAGTAGTCATGAGTGACGGTCGGACCGAAGACGCTGAGAACCTTCGCCAATGCACCATCCTCGAAGACCTGGACATGGGCTACGTCGGGCACCGCTTCACCCTTCGGCACCGTGGCGATGACACGGCCGCCACTGGCAAGCACCTTCTGAGCCTTGTCCAGCAACACGCCTTGAGCGGACTCGTCCAAATGCTCAAGGAGTTCACCCAGGACGATGGTGTCCCAGGGGCCTTTGGGTAGAGACTGCCGAGTGAAGTCCACGGCCTTGAACCGCTTGCCGGGGCTTCGGTGCGCAGCCAGGTCTATCGCTACTTGGGAAAAGTCCAGGCCTAGGTAGCCATCTTCGTGGAACTCGGCTAGCCTGCCATCTCCGCAGCCTACATCAAGCACTCGGCCCGTGCAGAGCGAGGCCACATAACGTACCCGATCTTCATCAACGTGATAGCGGTTTGAGTAGACTTCATCGTAGTAGAGAGCGTCTTTCATCATGGCGTTAGGTTCACCGAGACCCTTGTGATCGTCGTGCAGGAATCCACGTTGTACCTCAAGATGTCTCCAGCTGTCAGCGTCTTCGTCCACCCTGTCAATGTCACATCTCTGTCCTTGGTGCCGCTTGCGATGGTGAGTGGGGCAGCAGCACAGATGCTGTCCGTGTTGTTAGGCGGGTAGTTGGCATAGGTGTCCTTCCAGATGTCTACAACGAGAGAACCTATCTTATCCGCGAGCAGGTAGCCCTTGGCGATTACCATGGTGACCGGCACAACCACATCACCCTTCTTGCCCGTGGCGATGACCGAGCCACCACCATCAATAATGAAGGGGATGCCACGAGGACCAGGGCCTGTGGGGCCTTGAGCCCCGGTTGTTCCAGCCGGGCCTGTTGCGCCTGTAACACCAGTGGGACCAGTTGGTCCTGTTGGTCCCTGTGCACCAGTGGTTCCTGCTGCGCCAGCTACACCGGTTGTTCCTGCTGCACCAGTTGGTCCTGTTGCCCCCGTAGGGCCAGTTGGTCCTTCTGGGCCAGTAGTCCCTGTAGCCCCAGTTGTGCCCTTGGCTCCCGTTGGTCCTTGTGGACCAGTCGTTCCTGCCGGTCCTGTCGCTCCCGTTTGACCTGTGGCACCAGTCGGACCAGTAGCCCCCGCCGCGCCAGCTGCACCCGTGGTGCCCGCTGTCCCTTGTGCACCTGTCGGTCCTATTGGTCCCGTTAACTGTGCCGCTGTACCCTGAGGGCCTGTGGGACCGGTTGCACCAGTAGGGCCAGCTGCTCCGGTTGTCCCTGTAGGACCCGCTGGACCAGCGGGTCCTGTGGTACCCGTCGCTCCAGTAGCTCCCTCTGCCCCTGTGGGACCAGTCGCTCCTATGGTTCCTTGAGGTCCCGCAGGTCCCTGAGCGCCAGTCGTTCCGGTAGGACCTGTGGTGCCAGTTGCTCCGGCTGGCCCTTGTGGACCAATGGCTCCCGTCGTTCCAGTTGGGCCAGCTGGCCCCTGAGCCCCGGTGGTTCCTATTGGACCCGCTGGTCCTTGAGCTCCGGTAGTGCCAGTAGCACCGGTGGGGCCTGTAACTCCAGCACCAGTAGGCCCAGTAGCCCCCACTGGCCCAGTCGGGCCTGGTGGTCCAGGCAATCCGGTTGGGCCAGTAGCACCCGTCACTCCTGCCCCTGTTGGGCCTGTAGGACCAGGAGGACCGGGACTGCCAGTCGGACCGGTTGCTCCGGTAACACCAGCACCAGTGGGTCCCGTAGGGCCAGGCGGGCCGCTAGGACCAGTTGCGCCTGTTACCCCCGCGCCGGTTGGTCCGGGAGGTCCGGTCGGGCCGGGTGCCCCCGTGGGACCGGTGGGACCTGTCGGGCCGGTACCTGCAGTTCCTGCTGTGCCTTGTGGTCCTGTAGGGCCTGTTGGGCCAGTTGGTCCTGTTCCCCCACCGCCTGTGCCCGGAGGACCTGCAGGGCCAGTAGGACCTTGTGACCCTTGGCCTCCACCCCCACCTGGCAAGCCAGGACGCCCCTGAGGCCCAGTGGGGCCAGTTGCTCCTCTGTCACCCTTGAGACCTGCTATTCCCTCCGGACCGGTTGGCCCTGTCTCCCCAGCAGAACCAGAAGCCCCTGTAGGCCCTCGCTTCCCGGTCGGCCCGATGGGGCCGATGTAGCTACTGGTCACCGCTATCTGGCTGCCCTTTGCCTGCTTCTCCTCAGCGACAGGGTGCTCTACCTGCTTGACTTCTGGCAGGGCAGGCTCAGCTAGAGCCTTGTGCCCGGTCTCGATAATAATGAAAGACACGCTCAGGTTACCTCAGCAGTCCCCTCAAGCAGCCGTATTGGCTCTACGCCGTCCTGGCTCAGCACCAAGTCATAGACCCCGGCCTTCCAGCCGAGCGCCTTGGTGGCCTTGCCATCAACCCAGACCTGCACCGTCCCATCGGCACCCAAAGTGATCTCCCCCCCAGGGCCATCAACCCAATCTTCCACCGGCTCTGCATCCTCTGGCGTCCTACGGATTTGGAGGCTGGCTTTGTAGCTGGTGAGGTCGATGGGGCTACCGTCATCGTTTCGCCAGCTCACCCTGACATCTAGCGGCGCACCTTTGCGAATTCTGAGTGGGTAGTTGACTGGGTTCATGGTTATCTCCTCAAGGCCCAGTGGGACCAGTAGGTCCGGTGGGCCCTGTAGGCCCAGTGGGACCAGTAGGTCCGGTTGAGCCGGTCGAACCGGTAGGTCCAGTGACTCCGGTCTCCCCTGTGGGACCTGTGCTGCCGGTGACTCCAGTGCCTCCTGTAGGTCCGGTAGGTCCTGTAGGGCCGACAGCGCGACCTACAGTAGCGTTGATGTAAGCAGCTACTTGTCCGGCTCCCCCACCACCATAAACAGTCAAGGCCACACCAAAAGAGCCGATAGATGGGGTTGCACCTGCATCCTCAGCCCTCGTGGTGGTCGCTGAGGCCCGCAGATAGTTGCCTACTGCCACATTGCCCTA